ACTCATCAATATAATCTATCAACTCGCTCAAGCACACACTTGGGGATGTCTATATCTGGCTCTACATATTGGCGTTCAACGATTTCTATCCAACCAATTGGAAAATCAACCCAATATTTACCGAGTTCTGAGAGATGCCCTATATGTTTATCCTGTATAAGAAGGCCATCCCCAAGAGCCTTTAGAAAATTATCCATGTCGGGAGTAGAGTTATGAACCATCCCGTGCATAGCCTTCCTTTTCTTTTTTGACCAGCTTTTTGGCATTGGAATATAGAACTTAACCGAGGTCCCCTTGGTCGGGAAATTAAATCCTTTAATGGCTGCCTCGGCTTTAATGGCGATCTTATAATTATTATATCGCTCTAATCTGCGTTTCCTTTTTAAACCAGGTGGCCGCAAATCCGCCTCTGGGATACGGAAAAACACCTTATCCCCTTGTGTGGCTCGGACGTTTGTCTGGGGCGTCAGATTCAAAATTATTACCCTTTCTTCCATGCCTATTTCGTTTTTTTTCATTGATTGCAATCTGCAAAAGTAGTCCAACGGCTTCCGAAATTGATCTATTCTCCTTTTCTGCAAATGCAGCTATTTCGGTGTATATTTCAGGAGAAACAGTCGAGCATACTTGTGGGTTTCTATTCGTCATAAGTATAGTAATTTAAGTAATTACTTTAATTCTTTCCATGTGTTCTTGATAGAGGGCGGCCAAATACGTCCTCCCCAATTTTACTTTACTGTAGATCCGACTTATATCCTCATCATTTCGCTCGATAGGAAAGGGAAGCATCCTATGTTCTATTGGAATATCATCAAATCTGAGATTCTTCTCAAGTTCCTCTAATTTAGCCGAATGTCTATCAATATAAATATCAATCACCCCTAATTTCTTGGCTAACTTGACCTTTTCATCGTTTATAATCTCTTCTGGAACGGAAAGAAGACATTGATCTACTTCCCCTTGCTTGGCCCCTGTTAGGGCAAAATACCCCTGCATTTGCCAGTAATAGGCTGTCTTCAATTCAGCATCCAGATTGCTAAAAAAAGTCGCTGTGTCATAAGAGTTTTTTATATCTCTGACGAAGTCGGCATTACATGGGTCGTCTCCCTGGATTATATCCGGCGTTCCGATAATAAATTCGTTTTCTAAGGCGAGTTCATTCTTTTCCAGCCAGATATTTTCAAGGACTGAAACCATATTAATGGCCTCCTCCTCAACTTCTTTGCCTTTGGCGGTGTATTTATTGAAGCTATCCTTTGAGATAGCCCATTTCCCATACATGATATGGGCATACAGTTCCTTCAGGTAAGATTTTGCCCCTGAACTGAGGGTATCGAAGTCTTTTTGCGGCTCTAATTCAGCTATTTCGGCCCTAACCTTTTCAATTTTCTCCCTTTTCTTTGAAATCCGGCCCAAATGAGTAGAGGGTATCGATTCCAATTTGGCTAATTCTTCATCGAGGAGCCGCATGGCGTCTTCATATTTCTCTCGGGGGGACTTTTCCGAGCCTTCTGACGCCATTACGCGGTATAATTGGCTACAATGTAGTTTTACGTTGCTAAAATCCATGTTAGTTGCTCTTTTCTAATTGAATAATCTGTTTTTGCCGCTCAAGATAATAGGATCTTAACTCGGAAGGGACATGATCCCTTAGACGCGCTAGGTCTTTTCTGGTTTTAGCATTTTCGATTCTCCCCCGGAATCCCTCTGGATCTATTTGAATAATCTGATTTGCGTCAATCTGAGCCTGTTGGATGACCTTTGCGCCTACCCTGGTGACAAGTTCATCATAACAGGCTTCGGGATCATCGCCGGGCTCTAGTTGGGCTTCCCAGGTTGCTTTTTCCCATTTACCAAGGAGTTCTATAGTTAGAGAGTATGATATGCGGTCAATTTTCATGGCTATTCGGCTTCTATAAGTCCAAAATGTTTTTTTATCTCTTCGAGATCAATCGCATCATAAATTTCTTTCCCGAAATGTTTTAGGACTTCTTCCATCGTTATTCCAGCAAGGATTGAATCTATATCCGGATCATCAACTGTTACATTTACCCTATAAGTTCCAGATGGCTCTACGGTACAGTTCCTTGCATCAAATTCTAAGTTCATTAATTTAGTTTTAAGTTAGAGAATAAGATATGCGATCTATTTTCATGGCTACTGTCCAGTATTTACAACGCCTTCGGAATATTCAGAGGTATCAAATATAGATCCATCCTGGGTTAACCATTGATATATTTTGTTGGCATCAGTAAGCATATCTTCTGTAGATACATTATTGGATCGACTATGCGCCATACTAAGCGCCTTTGCTCTATAAGAAACTATATCATTGTTAAATAATTTCTTATAGTGATCTCGATCCTCTTTAAGCTTCTTAACAGCTTCTTCGTTTTGAGATAATTCAGTTGGCTTTATTTTATCCCATAAAGCCATAAATTGCTTAATTTCTTCCTTAGAAACATTATCTACATTGAGTGCAAACCCGAATGGTCTAATTTCTTTTGACATTATGTTATAGTTTTAATTGGTTAAAATTCTGATCTTGGATAGCCATTCATTCGCTTTTTCAAGCTTGTTTTCCTCGTTAAATTCGACCCAATAGCCGCCATCTAAGTGTAAGACAAGGATTTCATCTACTCCGGCTGAACGAGTACGACCGCCGATATAAAATACTCGTTTAACAAGTGGATGTGAACATGCTAACCTCTCTGACATATGATAAGATTCCCCTGTCTTGGCATCTTTAAAATCTAAATCACATTTTTCTATTTTAATGCATGGTTCTGTCATTGTATTATATATCTAATTAGTAATTGAGCGGGCATTTCTCGTAAAAATTCGCCATCCCCTATCTCGAATAAAGGAACCAAGAATACAACAAATTCGTTTTGGGGCCTAACTGTAGGGTGACGAAGATTAACTGAATAATATAAGCCATCTTTTACAGCATGAGTAAATATTGCTATTGGCTTCTCCTTATATAGGATCTTTTTAATTTCGTTTAGTTCCATTGATTATTATGATTTTGTAGAGCCTCGAAGCCCGGTATAAATGGTTTGTTCTGCTGGTTGCTGTTCTTTAGATTGTGATTTTCCACCTTCCAGATTTTCTACCAATGTCTTCAATATAGGCCATTGGTCTGAGTTTTGGAACAACTCTTTCAATTGACTTTTGAATCGATTCCACTCGGCAGGACTTGTTATTAAAAACTGTAGCGTATGAAGTTCGCCAAGTTCATGTGGCTCTATAGAGTGATCCATTAAATCAAAACAATACGCTCCCAGTTCACGAGCAACATCTTTTAGCCTATCGTCGAAGTAATAACTTTGTCGCTTAATAAGCTCTGGGTTGAATAATTGGGATTTTTTAACTCGGATCATCTTTAGATTGCTTGTATTTAAGGAATAGTTCGCCTGTAGTAAGACGCCCTTCTGGATCATCTCCATATACCCATGAATGCCAATATCCATCCTCCCAATAAGAATAATGACAAGATTCACTATGAGTCCAATCGGAAAAATCAGTAGCTTCCTCTTGAGACTTGGCATCAATCAACTTATTGAGGGAATCGATATGTGGTTCTAAAATAGAGGGAACATATTCCGGCAATGACTTATTGTAACGTCTTACTACCTCTTCAAAGGATATTTCCTGGTCTCCTATAGCCTCCATGTCTTCTATCCAGGCATTGTTTTTATCGGCAGCAATATATAATTCTTCCTTACCTACACATCGGCAGAACCAAGCTAAGAAAGCGGCCATCTTTCTATCTTCCATTATCTTTTATTTAAATATTTGAGATAATTCTCGGCATATCTTTGTAAAAAGTCGGGACCAACCCATGTTTCTATTTGACCGGCCTTGTAGGCATAAATAAAACACTTGATCATATCTTCTTCTGTGTATGGTTTCCCAGCGGCTTTATAGTTGGCAATAATCTGATTTACGACCCCAATATCTGGATCTTTATAAACATGGTACCCTTCACGCTCCAATAGTTCTTTTGCCGATTTAATCTTGAACTCTTTCGATACTGGCTCAAATTCAACCATGCTGAGAGAGACATAATACCCCATACCACGGAGTAGTTCTTTTGCTTTAGCTACTTCGTGGTCTTCTTCAGGAAGGAACCAATTGACGTCAAGTACGTCGGCCTCAGTAATACCATATACGATTCTATTCTCCCATATATATTTTCCATTTTTTTGATGAAAGCACCACTCAGGATAATATCGATTATCATAATCGGGATCTTTTAAAAATTTTGTCCCTGATTTATGCCCCGGGAAGTCCTTTTGAAGGATATATACCTTACTGTTGCTCATTGGTATTTGTTTTTAGTTCGCCCATCAATAGATCCTTTAACTCTTGGTATTGGATCTCTGTAAAGTCTTTTTCGTAAAATGCTTGGATTAATGACTCTTCCTCATATTCACTTGCCGGAATTACAAACACATAATAGTCCGGCATTTTATCTTCCAGATGCTTACGTAATTTATCATCTATGACAGACTTACCATTAATCATTGGTATTCTAAATATTACTATTGGCTTACAGTTCATTGATAAGTATTTTAAAGGTTTGTGCCGGGGTTGTCATTTCTTTGTTTTTTTGGATTGCGGGACCGGATCAAGAGAGGTAAGCCCATCAGTATGTAATACACTTATTCTATTGATTCCAACATAGTCATGAGGCAATGGGATACATTCCGATGCATCAGCTGAGGCTGGCGGCTCTCCCCACCATGTAAGATAGGTTTCAATTACCTCAGAGATCGTCGTGCCAAGTTTTTTTGCTTTCCTTGCGGCTCTATTATAATATTTATCCGCTATCTTGTAAGAATGGACATTTCTTTTTGCCTTCATAAAAACAAAAGTAAATTACGTATTGCGTATTACCAAATTAATTCTTACCTTTATTTCACCAACGGTTAGCAGGTTTTATTTAGGGTACAGCAATACAGCCCTGGGCATTTACTCGGGGCTCTCTTTTTTAAAATCACAACAATGGCTTTTTCTAATAAACAGAGGGACGCACTCATTGCTGAACGAGGACAACCAAAATTACGTTTAGAGTTTGATGTGTTTGAGGATGAACGAGTATCTATGTGGACACATTTCGATCATAGTGATGATTTCGGGGCAGTTAAAAACCGCCTTGAAGCAATAAGAGATCATTTAAACGAGTTCTTGCGTGATGAAAATATGTGCCCGTTTCACAAATAATTGTTGACTATAGATTTTATAATGATGACAAGTAGAGAATATAGATATCGTATGGCCGCAAATTTAACTCGATTATTGGATCAACAATGGAGAGAGAGATCGGATTTAATGATTAGAAAAATTTTTGAATCTTTCGCTCAATATAACGCGGCTGCAACAAAAGTGGAAATGATCGACGGGCATATCCATGTATCTATCGTTTCGCCACTGGATGTTGATCCACATGATCCGACAATTATTTATCACAGTTGTTCCGAATAAATTCATAAATTCGTATCAAGGCCGTGAGCAATTCAGCCCGGCTAAAAACAAAGGCAACTATACCCATTTACACACAGGCATAATTAATTGAAAATGTGGTAGTTGTTGGATTTAAGGCTTCTTTTCGTCCTTTTTGGTATCCGCGTGCTTTGCGGCGGCTTTCATTACATCAAAAAATGAACCAGTAACCCCTAGTTTGGAATCGTAGTTTTCCTTTCTGGGCTTCTTTGCTGGTTCTTTTTCTTTGGGGGCTTTAGCCTTCTTCATGCTATGAAGTTACAATTTTGGAGCGGGATTCTATCGCTTTTTCTTAGCCCTCTTATCAGCTTCGCATTGATTGTAAACAAGGTCAATTACTACCTTGTCATCTACTCCCAATAAGGCCGCGATCCTAAAGGCGTCTTTGAAGGTGAACCCTTCCGGATTGTCCAGGAGCTTGGATAATGTTTGATGGTGCATACCCAAGTCTTTCGCTAAGACGGTCTTTGGCAAAGTATCGGTAATCTCACGAAAAGTTTTGATAAACCCGGCTGAGATTAGATTTTTCACCGTTCCGTATCGCTTATCCTTTGACATTCAGCAAAGAAAAGGGCAAAGTCTTATACAGACGTATATTAGGTCATACAATTACGGTAATTCCATCTAATTCTGACGTTCATTACGTCAGATATTGACGTATTCCGGGAAGTATTGCTATATTGGGTGCCATAAATGGGTGCTATCCCCCGCCGACGCCATATGACACCAATGCTAAGAACCAAAGTCGATATAGTCGATTGCTTTATCGCTGGTGACCCTATCGTTTATGAGCTTGTTATCTGGGATTACTACGACTATGTTCTATCCTACGTGAATGAATACGTAAAGGACAAGAAAGCGGCCTTTATTATTGTGGGGCTTGTATTCGCCCAATTGTGGGCACGGCGCAAGACCCTACACCGAGGTACATCTATGCTCGCCCATATCAACCAACAAATAGATAAAACACTAGGACCCAAGACCAACCTTTTTTATTAGAAGTCAAGGTTTATTCATTGATTCGGGGAGGGTTTCTACCTTCCCCTTTTTTATATGCGAATCAAAAGATATCCTTCACCAATGAAGTCCCCTCAAGGCTTACTAAATATTCTATTGCTTTTTTAAGCCTTTGTGGTATATTATCACGTAGAACATCCACATCATAGAAATACATTGAATGAAATCCGGTATAAGAAAAGCCGTGTATTGTAGCTTTAGTAGCCCCATCTAAAACATATTCGCAAGAATCCGAATAATTGAAATAAAGTGTTATGGTCAAACACGGGAATATATATCTAGTCTCGGCTGTATTATAATCAATTGAAAGATCAACCTTTTGGACTTTTGCCAGATTAAGGTGATGTTCTTTGTAATTTGTCATGGACTGTGTTGTTCCGTTATCCGTATGGACAAGATAACCGTCTTGGAAAAAATAGCTATCACTAATGTCTAAATAAGGATGATGGCTAAATTTATCTAAGTAGAATTCTATCCATTTTTCGGTATCCGATTTTGTTTGTCCAAAAGAAGTAGAAATAAAGAAGAAAGACATAAGGAATGCCAAATTGAACGCTTTCATTTTAAAGAGCCTAAATACCTTAGTCCCCTTAAGGTGGTATGCAAAAAAATAGCGTGGGACATTATAGCTCTACCGTAACGAGGTACTGGCATACCCTTCAACCAATAGAACAAATAAGCCCACGCCGTAGCGTGAGCGTCCTTTGCCCTCTATCTTGGTTGAATTGAAAAGTGCCAGTTTTCGTTACAAGATCGAAGCTAAAAACGCGCTAAATATGTTATGTCGTGGCGAATGTAATTATCCGCTTACGAATCACCAAAGCCTTTTTTATTGTGCAACGCCCCTGGGAAAGAATGTTCTTTCTTTTTTTTGGATATTAATTCTACATGCACTTATTTTGTAGCAGTAAAACGGAGGTAAAAAAGAAAGCTGGGTGTCCGCCCAGCTCCTAAATAGAAAAATAAAGTCGGTAAACTTAGGGGGTCCACCTAGAAATTCTTTGACCAGCAAGTCATCGAAAAACACCGTAAAATCGGTGGGGGACTCTCTTTTTCCTAACACAAATATAGGGCGATGCCCACTAATAACAATGAGTTCCAAGGAAAAAATATTACGAAACATTATCGACCAAATCAGAGAGTGTGAATCTAAGCTCACCCAGCTTAGGAATGCGCATAGCGCAATGAAGGATCTTCCTGACTATATATTTGAAAGTCAAGGCTCTCAGGGTTCTTTATTTACTAACACGATAATAGATATACCGGTTGAACAAGAAAGTGTGGAAATTGATCAAAGCCATGGTAGAAATAAGAGGTTGATTTTTAATATTTTAGATGAAAGCAATAAGTCTATAACCCGGAATGAAATTGAAGAAAGATTCAGAGAAATGATTAAAAGCGATCGAGATGAAAAGAAAACGGTCAATAACGCTCTGTCTGCCTTGGTAAAAGATGGTGACGTAAAAGGCTACAGGCCCAAAGATATTCCAATTAGGGGCAAATTCTGGAGTCTTTCTCGTTGGTGGTCAGGAGAATATATAAAACAACAGCATAAACCAGACCCAAACGACTACTTAAATGTAGAAGACGACGAAGAAGACGATTAAAAAAGCTAAAGGGCCAAATGTATGGCCCTTGTTCCCAGCATGCTGATCTCATTAGTCGGCAAAAAAAGAAAGGATTAGCACTCGTCAATATATGCGGTGTGAGTCCAGGACTCAGGGAAAATCACCAGTCCCATTAGCTGGAAATGATAAAGCCCCTTCTTTCTTTCAAACCCTCGCTATTAACGGTAGCGGGGGTTTGTTTTATAAAGATACGTCATTTTGTGACGTTTTTTGCGCCTGTCAGTTCCTTGTAAGTAAGGCGGCTATTAGCGCAACGTTCTACAGCCTTCTGGAATCTTTGGATATTAGAGTAGTCCCGCTTGTTGTACCTATCGGAAAACTCGTCCGCGTACCGTTGTAAATGCTGGGGCGAAACTGCGTGGTGTGTACCGGATAACCCCCTCTTAAATAGGCTCCAAAAGTTTTCTATCCCGTTGGTACTGAATGCTCCATTTACGTATTGGCCATCCAGATGATTTACCGTTATATGGAAATAGTCATTTTTGAGCGAATTATAGGAGGCCCAGGTATCTGTTACCATAATACTGGACTTCTCGATCCACCCTTCGACAATAGGTATTAAGGTTTCGGCTTTAGCATCAGGGACAATCTTTGTCCTTACCTGTCCTCTCAATCCCTGAGCGCCAAATACCATAGTCTTTCCTTTAGCAGACCGACCGTGGGCATTTTTTATCCTTTTGTCCGCGTGCTTATTTTTCTCCTTTCCACCTATGATGGTTTCATCCAAAACGGCATAGTCTTTTAGCAAAGCGGGTTCAGTTTCTTTGAGCATATTCCTAAGACGGTGGTTAATAAACCATGCCGTTTTCTGGCTCGTCCCGATCCTGGATGCCAATTCTACGGAGCTAATACCGTTCTTACAGATGGATATTTCATACGCAGCCTGTAACCACTTCCGGAACTCTACTTTGCTACCTTCAAATATGCTACCAGTCCGCACTGTAAAGGGCAAGCCACATTCACGATTAGCGCAACGATAAGACGATATATCGGTGAACTTTCCACGGGCCTTTACCTTGTAGAACTTAGCTGATCCACAATGCGGACATACCGGAACACCGCCCCACCTTACTTGTTCAAAGAACTCATAGCAGGTCTTTTCGTCCTTAAAGTAGTCGTTAAATTCGTGGATAGTTTTGAAGGCAAAGTCCATTTTGTTGTTATTGATACATCAAAGATAACAACTGCGTGTAACATCTCCTAATATTTTAGACTCTTTTTTTTACTTTTTACCCGGTTTTAATTTGCGTGTATTTGGGTATACTCGCCAAAACAAAATATCATGAAAAGTTCAGTAAAAATCGATGTCGATTCCGCCAGTCAGCCAATCTTACACGTTCAGGTTTACTACAGTGGAACGGATGATGTTCGCGACAAGCTCCTGCAATTATTTATTTCTGCCTCTGTGGACCATGGCCTCTTTCTTGAGGAGGGATTTAAGTCTGAAGACGGGCCTCAACAGTATATTATTCGCCCCAAAAACCAGGTGAATTTTGTTGAGCCAGACGCAGAAGCAGCCTAATTTTACACTCACGTTTTACCCACATCAAAGGCCCGGCAGATGATTTCTCCCATCTGAACGGGCTTTTTTCATTATCTTAGCTCCAAGTCTCCCACAGTGAGCATTACTACAAACTGCACCAGTATTCGGGCGGATAAATCATTTTTTTTATGACAGTAAGACAACTCAAAGACTTCCTGGATCAATTATCAGACGATGCCCAAGTGCTTATCGAAACTGACAAAGAAGTCTTTATTACTGCTTGCCAAGCTCAATCCGAAATTATAGATTTATGCCTGGATGATATTCCTGACGACGAAGTAAGCGACAGCGATATTCAACCGGCCCTCGTTCTACGGCCATGCACTTGTCATACCGAAGGCGAAGTAATCCCGCAAATGGACGCCCTGATCATGAATTAAGCCGGTTCGGGGGCCGCAAAGTTGCGGCCCCCGGTTCCCCACAACGCCCTTTAAATTCTCCATAAAAAGAGGGCACCCTTATTCCCATTGGCTTTCATAACCAAGCACCTTCCCCATAAACACCCCACCGTTCTTAAAAGAGGACCAATCCCAAACCGGGTATATCCTAAAATAACCCCCCGAAACCTTCACGTCTCGACCTCAGAGGCGCCCCCCCCTAGATAGCGAGCACCCCCGCCAATGGGGTTTTGGCCTTTAATGACCCCAGTGGCATCGATAAAGGCATTCCAATAGGCCAGTGATGGAATAGGAATGGAATTCAATGGATTGGAGGGGCCGAACTGATTTTGAACACTGTTTTAGGCTGTTGGTAGAGACTATTTGGTTAATGGGCTGTTTGCCAGGTCTGTTGTGGGGATTATGGTGGAAACTATGGCGATAGGTGTTTTAGTTCGCTGCTGGGGCTGTTTGGTGGCTCTGTGTGGATTGAGAGGGCTGTAGTTGGATGAGGAGATTTATTTTGGTGGATTTATTTGGAGGTTAGATGATAGTAATGTATATTTGTTACATGATGCGAAATAAAGGATATTTTGGAATTGGTTGCTATGCAATGAAAAATGTTATTAATTACGGAACACTATTTAGAACTGCTCAGATATTCGGGGCCGATTTTATATTCGTTATTGGATGTAGATTTAAACGCCAACCTTCCGACACTATGAAATCATGGAAACATCTTCCATCCTATGATTATACTGATTTTGATGACTTTAATTCTCATAGGCCTATTGATTGTCCTCTTATATGTATTGAATTGGATTCGCAAGCTGTTGATTTAAATACATTTGTACATCCGAAATCAGCCTGTTACCTATTAGGCGCTGAAGATCACGGTTTGCCAGCGACAATATTAAAAAAAGCTCAATCTATTGTAAAGTTGCCAGGCGAACGTAGTTTAAATGTCTCAGTTGCTGGCTCCATTGTTCTTTATGACCGCATAACTAAATGCAACAAATAAATGATCATTACTAGATCCGGACATATTATTAATCTAAAAAGGAACAGCCGGCGAAGGCTATTCTATCTTAGACGTAAATATGGTCTCTATTGGTGGACCTGGAATCATTGGAAGTTTAAATTACCTTATAAACTGTAATTATATGTCTAAAAACAACGATTCAACTCAATTTTATTCAATAATGGCCTTGTTACTGATGGCGACATTTATAGTTGCTGTCTTCGTTGGGGCCTATAATGATCAACAACCTATTGTTTCCAAGAAAATAGTACATAAAGTAGAAGAGCGACGCGGCGGCGAAGAGTTTTATTATCTATATGCAGAAGATCACACCTATTTAATAGTGACACTCATTCAATACACATTTGCTAAAGAGGGCGAAGTCTGGCAAGCTCAATCTTTTGAATGGCAATAAATATTATACCTAATGGAACTAAGTAGACAATCAGATCTATCAGCAGCTTCGTTTCTTTATAAAGATGTTAATGTAACCGAAGGGCAGAGGGCCTTGTTACACCTATTGCATGATAGAATAAGCAATAAGATGCCTATTACTCAAGAAGACATCATTGATCTTTATTTCGATGTATGTAGCAAAAATGGCCGAACAATTAGAATCAGGAAAGGGATGAATTGGAATCAAGTTACGACAGCTATAGAGGCCGATAAAGATCACCCAGAGGTTCGATATAAGGCCAGGCAATGGTTTATGAACAATCTCGGCAATTGCATTATCAAAGGCAAATTATTAGTTATTCCAGTTATAGAAATAGATTAAAATATATTATGAGCAAGAAAAGTAGACAAAATAATTATCCAATTGTTGATGAATTGCCCGATGGCGCGATTAGAGTCAGTGAATTCGCCGAAGAATGGCCGTGCAACACTTCCTATATATATAAGTTAGTCAGCGAAGGCAAAAACGAAAGCCATAACTTCTACATTGTGGTATTTAAAGGCATCAATTTCGTCATTAAAATGAATTAACAATTTTTCTTTAAAAATAGTTGTAGAATTATTTGATAGTTACAAGTTACTATCCTATCTTTGATTCATCAAACAAACAATAACACTTTCCTTTATGAAAAAGATTGAACTTATTTGCAAAGGGACCTCTTGGTACGCAAAGTTTTATGAACCCCGCGTAATTGCGCTTTTCGGAACCGATACCATTATGACCCCCTATATGAGCAATACGCCCGCAAGCGTTGTTCTCCGGGAAATATCTGCTAAGAATCCGGATTGTATCGTAATCGTTCTTTAACAAGTTATCTAATCTCTTAACCTCTAAATAATAATTAGTTATGAAAAAGATGCACACACACAAAGACTTTAAATCGATAATGCTCGTTCTAGTTATCAGCCTCTCTTTTTTTGCACTCTTAACGTACGTGTGGTTCACCCTTTTACCTATTGATTAAACTAGCTTGTATTCCTATATCCGCCAAACCCGATACCGTAAATGGATCGGGCTTTGGGGGCAAAACCTCTTACTATATGACTACCATTACCTTATCAAGCAAGAAAATAACATTAGCCACTGTCAAATCATTCGTAAAGGCTAATCGTGATCGCCTCTTTATCAATGTCGAATCCTCTTTTGATGGAATGTATGATATGTGTATGTCCAAAGACGGAGGATTTAACCCTGTCGAGGCTGCTTCCTTTGAAGGCTCTCCTTTTTATATAAAAGATATGCAAGACACAACGTTAGGCATTAAAGGCGCATGGTTTGTTCGCCAAAGTAGTGATTATTTCAGGCATTATGATGAAAATGGATTTGAAGGAATCGCCGTATCAAATTCATGCGGGGCTTTTATCTTAGCCATTAAAAAATAGTCTCCATGGAACCGTCTATAATAAAAATAAGCGGATGTCAAAGTATGACCGGCGATGATTGCCCTTTTTATCGGATTTCTGAAAATCCAGATGAAGGAGTAGGAGATAAATGGTGTGAACATCCACATGCTCCACGTAATTCATTTTTGACTACCCTAAAGACTAATCACCCCAAGTGGTGCCCCTTATTAACACAAAATATCCTAATCACTTTAAATACTTCTATATGAAATACGAACTTATGTACTGGCACGCTTTCTTTGTTAGACGTGGCTTATATTCCAGGGCAACCGTAGCAATGTTCCTTATGAAAGAAGGACGTTTTACCACCAATAAATCAGAAAGCTATTCTAAGCTGTGGCGCATGACGTACGCAACTCCTATTAACTAATATTAATCACCTTTTAATATGCTCTCATGAAAAAAATATTGGTTCACGGTGTTGAAATGACTCCTCTCCAAGAAATGCAGTTATCCAAATGGTTATCAAACAACCAAATAGCTCTCAATACCCTTTATCCGGCGCAAAGAACAGCGCTTATCCAAAAATGGCTCGTCGCTAACTCTTAATTTATCACCTTTTAAATAGTAAGTAATTATGAAATTAGAAGGAACGTCTAAAAAATCTCTTTTAATTGATTGCTTGGATATTCTAAAAGAAGCTGTTGAGCTAGAAGAGCGAACCTATCACATAGTCAATAGAAGTAACCAGCAAGAACCATACATGATGCCGCCTTGGTACATAAAAGCTAAAAGCATCCTCAAAAAAAGTAAATCCTTAAACTTATGATACTCTACAAGTTATCTTTTAAGCAAACAGTTATAGACTTCTATGGGTCTAGGATTGTATTTGGATTGTCTCATTACTCTTTCAGTAAAATTTAAATCAATTATTTATGTTCAAATATGTATTCATCTTTGAAACCGGCAAAATATACAAGGCTAACGAAATAACAGCGGCGGATCTTATAAAGGTAGGAGAAGGAATATTGGATATTGTACGAATAAGTGATATGAAACTGCTTAAGACAACCCATGTTGATGGGGCATGGATTAATATACCCGAATATATATAATTTAAACGTTACCGGATAACGATACCGGATTTTAAAATGGACCCACGAATAGATGAAACCCTCAAAGCCGTATGGGCTGGCATTCTGACTGATCAGCAACTAAAAGATGCGATTACTCATTACCAACAATTAGTTGACTTGTTGTCACCTCATGGTGATATATACGCTCTTACATATAGAGATGCATGTCAAACTCTCGATACTCTTCGTCGAATGAAATATCTTAGAGAAGATTAATAATTACCTTATGCGCCACAACATAAACATATCCAAATCTCAAAACGACTTCCTAGAACTTATTATCCACGAAGATGCCGCAAAAAACATCTCTGGGGCCGTTCAATGGTGTATAGATGCTTGCCAACGTATCGAAAAACTATATGGTACCGATGCTTGTGATATTAGCTTCAACGATATAAGAATACCAGATTTACCAAGCGCCGAAGAAGTACTTAAAGCCGGAGAGGAATATGAAAAAGAACACCCAAATCGGTTCTTTTCTAGGAATGAAGTAATGGGTATCTTAGAACAATATGAAAATAGCGTTGATCATCTTGCCCCACCTTTTCCTACTGACTGGTTTCAAACAAACTATCCAACTAAATAACAAAACTTATGACCAAAAATGAATTTCACGCTTTCTTGCGTAGCGAAGGATTAACAGGACACTACAAAGGAAATTTAAACGACGGTATCATGTATATACGTGGTAAAGTAATAGGCAAAACACTATGGGATTATATCCGTAGTAAAGCCTATAGTTGTCACTTCCAGGTTGAAATAGATAAAGCCTAATTTATGTACGCAATAGGATCAGCAATATACGATGGGCTTCTTTCTCACGTCAACGGAAACGCTTATGCCTTTCGCGAAAAGACCGAACAAATAGAACAAGGTGCTACAGTGTGTTTTTTTGATACAAAAGAAGACACCATTAATTACATAAAAGATATGCAGAGCGAGACATCCTTTTTTATCGGCGATCTCCCTTATCCAGTTTATTTAGGAGATAATCCATAACCAATACAACAACTTAGCATTTAATTACGTTTAAATAAGAAAAAATGAACTTGCAAGAATTTCCATTCCCCAAAATGACAGCCATAGATATGGCATTCCCAACGGCCAGTACTGACCCACTTCTTTTAAAAGAAGCTAAAGAAAGGGGATTTTATAATGGCCATGAAAAGGGAAACGAAATGTTTAATCAACTATTTTATAGCGGTGGGCAAGTAGTATTTAAGAAGGGAATCTCTGAAGAATTTGCTAATGACGCATATAGTTATCTTCGGGGATTTATAGGATCGTGGGCTCCTAAACATCAAGAAAAGGAGGCTATATGTGCGCTTATTCTTTCAGAAATAGCTGAACGAGTTGATCCTGTAAAAGAATCTAAAAAGAAACAATAAATACTATTAGTTATGCCCCATACTCCTGCCTCCTGGTTTTCCCATACTAGTGACGATGGCTGGAAATCCGTTATAGATAGAAACAATCACCTTATATGCTCACTTCCTCGTATAGCCACTAATTCCGATCAAGAAGCTAATTTAAGGCTATTGGAACGCGCCCCGGAATTGTTAGGCGCATTGGAAGAAATAACAGACTTGATCGCTACCTATCATTTGGATACACAACAAGATGTTTTTGATTCCAGTTACAAAGCCAAAGATCTAATCAAAAGAATAAAAGATAACCAATAAACATTACTTATGCGCCATGAAAAAATATTTATCCGGGAAGATAAAAGCAAAGTGAGTCTTACCGTTTCTATTGACATCTCAACTTATTCCAGAACTCCCATAGAATGGGATTTTTCAGTAGCCATTTGCGAGCCAAGAAAGCGTACATGGAAATATGTAACAAATAAGGATGATTATAGTTGGCGAAAACTATCCATGGAAGATAGAGCTAAATATGATAGATCCATGTATCTTAAACACGTTACAACTGAAGAGGTTCTGGAAGTTCAGATGGAATTGTGGGAAATGATCAAACCTAAACTTATTGATAACCAATAAATACATTACTTATGCCTTTACTTAATATAGAAGTTCTCAAATATGGAGAGGAAAACCACGCTATCGAGCAAATGGTAGCTAATCATCGCCAAGGAAGAACTCAGCTCGTCTTAGAAACAATTGCTGGATACATGCTCGCTAAAAGGGCTCAATTTCCTATCGTCAATAAAGGCTATACAATTTGCTATTTGGACGCCTTTCAACGACTAAATATTTCAGAAGACGGAGGAGAGACCAATACACTTAGTATTTATTGGGAAGAATAAAATAAAAATCATGAAAAGAAAAATTGAATTTAGGGCCTTTGACACTGAACTTAAAGTAATGATGGACGACGGAGGTATCTGTGTATATTCAGATGGGACTATAGGCATGGATATTGGCGATTTTGATTCATACTATGGCCACATAGTAGATCATGATAGTCTCCCAGTACACATAGGCGCAGGAGACGACTGGCTGTTTATCCTAGATAAAATTGAATTAATGCAATTCACTGACCTATTCGACAAAAACAATACACCCATATACGAAGGAGATATTGTAAGAGACAGTGAGGTTATTTATTGGGTTGAATTTGGTTCTTTCACTCATGATGAATGTACTTTTCAAGGATGGCTCATTAAAAGCAATAGACTTGGATTTGGTGGGGGCCTATCTCCGGATGATAGTTCAGTTTTAGAAGTAATAGGGAACATCTATCAGCACGCTCATTTGCTAGAACAAAAATAAATTCATATTATATGGGACTAAATACTTATGAACTTGTTGACGATTCCTACTCCTCCATACAGCATGTATTTGATACATGTGAGGCAGAATCAATTGAAAGTGCGAAAGATATTTTCCGTGAACGTGGATGGGGAATAACCACCGAAAATGTAAGGCTTCAGCCAGATCAGGAATAACCATTAAACTAACTACTTATGGAACACGATAAAAAACTATTGGATGCCGCCGATCATTTCATGGAAAATGATGAAACACTTGATAGATTGGACCAAGAGAATAGATCTTTCAGCGCTGGTAAATACGGTTTTATGAGTGGGGCTGAATGGCAAAAAGAACAAGATAGTGATCTTCTTAAAGCACTACAAGATTTATACGTGGTAGCTGCTCCTAAATTTACACATATTTTCGATGGTGTAAAAAGCGAACATCCAGTGCTTTTGCAAACAAGGGAATCCATTATAAAAGCAGGAGGTGCAATATGATGATCTTATCCATACTCGAATTAACTGGACTAGTTGCTGCTTGTATTCATTACTTAATTAAAAATATGAAGCATGGAAAATAAACTTGAATGTAGACCTGTATTGCTTCAATCTTATGATGGAACAAAAGGATTAATCAAGGTAAAAGATGGCATATTATCACTTGTTCCTCCATTAATGAGGTTCTATACCTCTGAACATCTATACCTTGTTAGTGATAGAGAGATAGAAGAAGGTGATTATATATATGGGTATGGGGGGATTAGTAAATTCGGGGGAATGCTTCAAATGTATGAATATCTTCATAGATATAAGAAAGTAGAAGCATCTACAGACCCTTCATTAGGTCGTCCTGGCGTCCCTAAAGAATGGATCGAAAAAGAGTATATAGCAAAGCAGGGTAAGATTGATAAGGTTTGGCTTAAAATGTCAGAATATACAACAAGGTGGGACATGGGAGAAATTGGAGTACAGGCAGAAAATACAACCGCCCAAGCTCCTTCAACTAATCAACGAGGTGAAGTAATCATCCTATCTACAGTAGAGGAGAAAAAAGATTATCTCATGCCTGGGGACGGCGATGGATTCGGCAACTTCTTAAAAGGCAACTTAAATCTACCTGGCAAAGTTATCGTAAATAAACCACCGACAAAAACATACACAAGAGAAGAAGTAATGAATATTATATTGAATTGGCATGATGACCAATCGACACTTTCTATCAAAGATTGGTTCGACTCAAATTATCCACTCTAAATAACTTACTTTATGCAAAAGATAACAGGTAATGAAACCGTATTGGGAATGCCATCATGGCAAGGAGAAAATCGCATATTTGAACCAGCTGAAGGAATGCCCCTACGGCTATATATAGCAACTATGATCCAATCTGGTCTTGTTTCTAACCCCACCTGCAACAAATTTGGCCCTAATTGGTATTCAGAAACGGCACTTAAACATGTTGACGTATTAATAGACGCCTACAACAAAACACCTAATCCCAATGATGGCTCTCAAGACTATTAAATATAAATTGTATGTCATTCACAATTGTATTAAATAATCACCTATTCTTTATCTGCGTAGCTGTACTTTGGGTAGCTGCTATAGTATGGATAGTGATTGAAATAAGGAATGCTCCGCTTGATCCTTCCGATCTTAATGAAGAACCTAGGCGATACTACAACGAAGGTATAATGGACGAGATCCACAAAAACTAATTAAAATGAGCAATAAAACTTTTGGTACTATTGGGATTTGCATAATATTCATTGGGTCCGCATCGTTTTTTTTTGGTATAAATGATGTTGGAATTATGTGCGTTCCAACGGGGACTATCATGTCAGTTGGTGGTCTTATTTTACGTGAAATAGATAACTTAAAAAACAAACCATGAATTGCCACGAATATCAAAACCTAAACATCAAAGAGAAGCGAGAATTCATTGGCAGCTTAGTTCACGCTGCTACATGCGATTCAATTGGATTTACGGACGCAGAAAAGCTCATCGCCAAAGCTCATATAAGAGGTGTCTTTGAAGATGTAATTATTAATCCCTCGCAGGAAGAACCAGAAACCGAAAAATAGATTATATGAATATAAAATTATTTCAGTATGGATGTACGCTCGTGTTAGGACTAACATTAGGTTGGATAGCTGCTTGGAATGATAAGCCAGTTCAGGTAATTACACATACTATAATAGATTCAATTTGTTATATAGGCCCATGTCCTTCCCCGAAATTAGATTCAGGCTATACCGCACTTTCTGTTTATAGCATAACGCTAAATCCATACTGGCATAGATATCATCAAGGGAAGTTTTTATATGTGATAAAATATAAAAACATGGGACCTGGATTTACTTATCTATCAATTAATAGCAACGAAAAATGGCAAGTTGGAGATTACATTTACGTCAGCAATAAAATTCCATTAAAATGAAACCACACACATTATTTGAGATAGAAGACTTCCAAAGGGATGATCTTACTATCCAAGTCCAAATCGAAGGAAGAGGAGCTATAGACATCCCTCGCCCAGCGTACGAAAAGTTCCTTAAAGATTCGGGAAGACTTAATATCTATGACCCCGAAAATCCTATAAAATTTTGGGGACAAATGAATGCCGAACTATATTGGGATTGTAAGTCTGAATTTTTCATTGCCAACGATTTGTATGAGTACATCATACGAAATCACGATTTAGTACATGAAATACTGATGGCATGAACGACAGCCGCGATAACTCAGATTTTTCAGGATGCTTCGATTACTTAATAATCGGAATCTTAGTCCTGATTATTGTACTCGGTTGCTTTGCTCTTATTACACCTCTTTTGCCAGATCATTTTTTAACAACTTTAATTAATAAAATCACACAATGAAACGTTCAATTCTTATTTTAACTCTATTAACAGGTATTCTTGGTGGATTACTTGGAGGATGCGCAAAGTATCCGTATGGCGTAAACTACTACCGGAACAATCCCCACTGTGGCTCTATCAATGGTCATTATCATCATCTATGAAGGCGATACCATACATAGCTACGGCGGTTCTTATTGCATTGGCTATTAGAATCATATTCATCATTTAAAATCAAAAAATATGTCTCTTTTATTTTGGAAAAGAAAAGGAACAAATAAGGTGATCCATCCTGATTGCTACCAAAAACTTCCTATTAGTAAGAAGGTTCTGTACGAACAGACAAAAAACCAACCTACTCATTACTATAGGGGTGATTCCTATGACGATGGGCTTGCTCTCATAGAAGGTGCAATCATCGGAGCCGAAGTAGCTAATTTAATGGATGACGGTAGCTCTAATTCTGGCTCATCAGATACTTCTTTTGGCGGTTTTGGTGGGGGAGATTTCGGGGGCGCAGGGGCTGGCGGAGATTGGGGCAATTCTGGATCTTCTGACCTTGGTAGTTCCTCATCCGATTCCGGATCTTCCTATGATTCTGGCAGCAGTTCGGATAGCTCAAGCACCTATGATAGCGGATCCTTGGATTCTGGTGGAGGATGGTAATTACGCAGCAGGTATTTTTTCATATAGGATAAGGTTTGAAAAAACGGGGGTTGTATTCTTACATGCCCCCTATTTTTTTATCCAAAGAAAAGGCCCGTGTGTAGATACACCGGGCCTAACGATTGCTTGCCATATAAAATGTCTTTATGCTGGGGCTAACCAGATAACTGAATCTAGTAAGTTGTCATTTTGTGTTGTAGATGGATCATATTCGATCCCATCTAGGGTCTTTTGATCATGCTGGATTAGCTGATATCCCCTTACAGCCACAGAACCGCCGTTATAGGCTCGCCAGTAGTGCGTAAAGCTTAAATTGGCATATAGCTGCTCCGGAGATAAGCCAGTCTGAAATCCAACATATAGCCCTGGTAGATAGCCGCCCTCGGTAACGGCAGATGCCCAATTATTACAATACCCAATGATGTCTTCGGAAGTTGCCTCTTTTGACACCATTTCTAAATCGAGCCACAATACCATCCCGCTAGGCAATCCAACTGTATTTTTAGCATACGATGCCGCAAAACCACCATATTGGCTCCCTAGTTCCGGCGTAGGTAACCAGTCGGGCAATGGAACGTGTTGTACTGCGCTAAGACACAGTCCAGATGCCAATATCAAAGTAGCTTCTTCATAAGTCAGATTCCCCGACATTAAGGCCGACGTACGTGGTAGATATCGAATGGCTCCCACAAATCCAGCCTCCTTAAACTCTTTTGCTTGTAAGGCTGTAAGAGGAGCGTTGACATCAAATACTTGAAGTCCCTGAGAGGCCTTTTGTACTGTTCCTTGTAGTGGCATTATGATGCGCTTGAATTAGAAACTTTATAAGCTACACGGGCCGTATTGGCGGTCGCTACTGTTATATTAGATCCAGCAGGAGCGAGTTTCGACATTACCAAATTACCGTAACTGTTCAGTAATACTTGCTGCTGTGCGGGACTTGCGGTAGCTACTTTTGTTAAAGCGGCTTTAGCTACGGCATCAGGATTAGCCAAGGTTTCATTTTCTGCGCCGGTAGCGGGTGCGCCAGTGGCTGTAACTAACCCATCCAAATAGGTAAGACCAGCAAGAATACCCGCCAAAATGGTATTAGCAATGGATGCTGCCGTAGTCCCGATATTATCCGGGATAAGCGATTCTATTGTAACTGCTTCAGGATTGTTTAATTCACTTTGAAGTTTTTCGATGAAGGCTTCGGCAGTAGGCACCAATTCCTGTTCTTCCTTGGAAAGAGAAGAGAAAAATGATTTTATGGCATCCCATGCGCCTACTAAAATGGATTCAATGTCTTGTAAAAGATTCATGATTTTATGATTTATAGTTAAATTTCGATGTCGATTGAAAGCTCTCGTTTATCCAGCGCCACTTTTTTCTTAAACTCGTACTCCTCTTTTTTTAGAGCAAATTTCCTTTCCTTTCGTTTGTCATGCCAGTTTATTAAGCGAGTTACCAAAATAGTAATTAGCGACACCAATGCTATGATCGATTTAACATCGGCTATCCCATTCTCCCATACTATGCCGCCGGTTAAAGCTATCATAATTATTTCCGCTATTACCCATTTTGATATAACTATTTCCACTTTTTTAATTTTAGCAATTGCGGAATGGAAATCATCAACATGATTACGATATCTATCGAAAAAAACACCAATATTATGTTGGGTTTGCTCGCTTTGACGTAATTGTTTTGTGCGGAAATCTGCCATAAAAGTAAAAAAGTTGCGAATAATGTAATAAGAAGGGCAATCCTTCTATATTCTTTATTCGTTCTAAGATACAAATATAATACCCAAAATCCTAAGCAGTCTTTTATCTTGTCCCAAAGATAGAATTTGGCATTCCATGCCGCTAAGACATTCAAATCAAATCTAGCGAACATAAAAAACCCCCATCAATCCGACAAGATAAAAGACCACTAAGAGCCTGAAGACATACTCCTTATGGAACATCTGGCGGAGTAGGAGGTGTGATCCCGCCAGGAGGATCTTGAGCACTTTGTTGTTCGATAGAGATGAGCGCATCTAAGTGGGCCAACTTTTGCTGTACCTTGGCATCTAAGGTAGATAAAAGATTCGATTTTTCAGTCATTAAAGACTCCAAAAATGTAGACATAGTTTTACTTTTTATTGTTAGTCAAACGGGATCTGATTTCGGTGCTGGCTCGGGATCGGGCGTTAAAGAAATTCCGAACATTTCCCCAATCAATACAAACACAGGAGCAAAGGCGGCAGCAATGACGGCAATCTTGGCTATCATTGGCTGTGGAATACCAAGTGCAGCCAACATCCCTGTTCCAGATGCAGCAAAGAGAATATAAAATTTAGGTATCCAATGGGCAAAGGCGGGGGTTTGAGCGCCTAATATTTGTCCAAATCCAAATTTCGTCGTAGTTGCCATTATTTAAGATTTTTGAAGATTATTTAAATAAGCCTGGGCGCTATTAACGCCAGATTGAAATAGAGCTTCTTTTTGCGCATCCGTAATGCCAAAGTCTGTTGCACTGATTCCCAAGTCGTCTATTACAATAGTTCTTTTCATGATTTCAGGATTGGTTATAATATATTCATCTTGTGCGGAAAGAACGCAATCCAATACAGCGGCAGTGAATTTTGGTAAATTGCCGGTTTCTATTGGATAGTCACTTTTACCGTTAACATCATAAAGAAAAAGTCCCAAGGTTTCAGATGGGTCACAAAAGTAGTCAAAAACGGTAATTGGATAATTATACATAGTCCCTCCATCTACATCTAATGTTTGCGGTTGGTCATAGGGATAAGATACGGGTTCAAAAAAGAAAGGAATACCCATTGAACTACGAACCCCCAGCGGAACTGAAACATTCGGGAAATTACCGGCATCTAGTATCCTTGGTGCTCTTTTCCTTAAATTGGTGGAAACTACCGTAAGACCTAAAAATCCTTTATTCTGAAGATGCCCAAATGTTATATCGCCCCCTGTTTTATCACTTACCACTTTTTGTAGCCATTCCAAAGCAAATTCACCCTTATAAAGGGAATCTTTTGTAAGTTCTCGCAAAGGATTAAAACCATCCTCGAAGCTCTTAAAATCCAATGTATTTACAATATCATATATTTCAGCAGCCGTATATTTTAAGGCAACTAACATAGCTACAATTGATCCGGCAGAGGTTCCAGCCGTTCTTTGGAGCCCTTTTACGATACCTGCTTCTTCCAAAACTTTCAAAGCTCCTGCGTATGCTATTCCGAGGACTCCGCCTCCTTTCATTACTAAATTCTTAATCACATTAATTTATTTGAGTAAATCTACAATAACTACCTGCCGAATATACCGTTGTAGTCCCGTTCCCATTTGCGGCAAATCCAACGGTGGCGCTCCCTGATCCTGTACAGGTAATAGTTCCTTGAATATTAACCATTCCTATTCCCAATAAGGCAATAAAGGATGCGCTTGTCGGTGACCCTATAGCTGCTTGAATATTTGTGAAAGTAGAAGAAGTTGTAGTCTCTCCAAAAGCCGTCACCTGCCCCGTAGCTGATCCTGAAGCTGCTATTACATTGACCGACGCAGCTCCTAATGCAGAAGAATTCCCTACCACTAAACGACAATCTACTGCGTAAGTGTGCCCACTTACCATATTAAAGCTAAAGATAGGCGACGAAGAAGTTGTTGCATTAGTCGCATTGGATGTTAATGCCTCTAAAGTGTCCAATTGAACCAATTTTGTTTTAACAACACCGGCTTCCACAACTAGCGCGCTATCTGAAGAAGGAGTGGTGGCTGATGGAAGCCCCCACAAAGTAGCCCCTGTTCTTATTAAAGCTGATCCATTAACATCTAATGTCTTTGATGGTGAATTAGTGTTTATCCCGATGCGGCCCGTGGTGCTTTGGGTGCTATCCCCTGTTAAATCGATTCCTGTACCATACAATACATTCCCAATTGTCAATGTATTTGAGCTATTATAAGTAGGCGGTTGAATGCTGTTCCCTATGATGATGTTTCCGTTGCCTGTATTCCAGGTATATCCTGCTCGATAACCTAAAGCAATATTTGTATTGCCATACATTGAACTTCCTGATTGAGTACCGAACAGAGTTAGATTTGATCCTATCGAATTCAATCCACTTTGTTTCCCAAATTCAGCATTATTAACGCCACTTACTCCAAGTTCACCGGCCGCCTCACCAAAGTATGAATTTGAATTCCCTCCTACATTATTTAATCCAGTAGCCCACCCAAACATACTATTAGCTGTTGCTGAATTATTGGATTGATAACCTGCATCATAACCAAACAAAAGGCTTGTAGATGAATTAGATCCTCGAATGGAAGCGGTAATAGATCCTGTCGTATCATATACCGTGAATGCAGGTGTCCACTGATTGTAATTTGGATATGGATAAATGTTAACCATATTTGCCTGGAACTGACCATTTACATTTTCATCTCCACCATGCCTTACGCCCATAAGCGCTAATGCTCCTTCTGCCCACACACGATGCCCTTGGTCGTTAGGGTGTACATTATATGTTGACGGAGAAAATAAATCATTTGCGGCTCCGTTCCAAAGCATATTTTGATAATTGTTGACGAATATGCAATTATTGGCTAAAGCTGTGGCTTGCAAAGCTGCGGCAAATAAGGGCTGCTCTGTTGTATTATAACTAGACGTATCAACCCAATACCCAACGGACATCAATACAATCCTATTAGTTGGCCATCCGTGCGCTATAGCGGTATCAATTCCGGCAACAATTGCGGACTGATACTGCGCTGTGGTAATAGTCTTAGAAACAAGATCATTAGTGCCATATTCCAATATTAACCATTGGGTTGAACTTGTATGCCCTGGAATTATATAAGTTGAATTATTCAAAAGCCTATCGACTAAAGACGAATCACCGACAGACTGACGATATGCTGTTGTTCCTCCAATTCCCCTATTGACAACTGAACAGTTTAGGGCAGCACCCAATCTATTGGCATATCTAAACCACGTTTGTGATGCCCCAGTGCCGGCTGTAATACTATTCCCAACCACATAGATGGTATTGCTACCGGCTAATTGAGCGCTTGTGTCGCCCGATTGAATAAATGTATTACTTCTTAATGTTCCCCTTACATCAGCCTTAAATCCAGAATCTGCCGATGCAGAAGTAAAGCCATTTCCAAAAACTTCATTTCCTGTTAAACTGAATAATTGATTATAAGGCGTAAAGGTGGTCCCAATAAAAGACCCCTCGACCAATGAATTGGCAATAGAAGAAATAGAGCCTAAAAATCCACTCCCCGTACCGCCCAAGGAAGAATTAGACGCGCTCAAAACATCGGTAGCTAAATAATTGGCACCATTATTTGTAATGGTAATAGAAGACACATCTGTCCCGGAAACTACGATTGTTGCCTGTGCGCCTGTCCCACTTCCTCCTGTCAAAGGAACGCTTGTATATGTCCCATTTACATATCCAGATCCGGCTGCGGAAATTGCTACCTTATTTATTGATCCGTATACATTATTATAAAGCCCGCTCACTTTTATATTTCCTGTGCTAATTTGTGCAGCTCCGAAAATGGTACCATTGATAACAGCCCGTGTCGATACTGTCAAAGTATCTGAAGTTATTTGTCCTTTAACTGCCAATGGAACAAATCCTGGCAATTTACCTATGCCAATATTGTTACTTGTCGTATCTCCATTTAAAACAACATTCCCTAATGTTAAAGATTTGGCAGAATTCGCTAGATTATGTAAATAAAGTGTATCATTATTTAAAATAAAAACGCCGCTTTCATTGGGAAAGGTATCTACCTGGGGAGCTGCTGCTGAAATAAGCGCCTTACTCAATCTAATAATTGATCCGTTGCTTCCTTTAATATTTATTCCTGAGCTATCGTACATTTCATTACCAGAAGCCGGTATTGGTGTTAAAGTAGATTGTGGCAAGAACATATACGCCCCTCTGGTAAGCACATTACCATTTACGTCTAGTATCTGCTGTGGGTTGTATGTTCCTATGCCATTATTAATTCCGGGTTGCGTTATCAATCCAATGGCACTATCTCCTCCAAAAGATCGTAGTAATAAAGATGCATTTACCAATTTACCAGACCCAGACACCCTTGATGCACCTGCCACAAATTGGGCTTCAGTGACTATAAAATCTTGATTAGTCCCGACATTATAGGTTGCCCCACTGTCGCTGGCGTATATCCCTGCATTATTTGCATTGGTTATGTTTGCATTGGTGTTCCCAATTTGTAAAGGGCCATTGGGAGCAGCGCCAGTACCAATAGCCAAACCATTTCCATTTGTCCCATTTACTGCTGTAAATCTACCAACTTCAGAAGTAAAATGAACTTGTGTCCCAGCTGATATTTCATGCCCAGCATTTATAATCACACTTCCAGAAGTTCCAGAACCTGTCGCTAATCCAGGATTGATGATTAAGTTTGATCCTGAAATATTAGACCCCAGCGCTATACTCGGGCTTACAGTAAAAGAGTGTGGCTGTGTGGCCTCAAATCCAGAACCACCATACAGGTTGGCAACATAATTTGTACTATCGCCTCCGACAACCATCGCGTGACCCAACGTTATTGTCGCATTATCGGATTGATCTCCACTTTGAGCGCCTAGAAAAATATTGTTTGTTGAAGTATTATTTAATCCCGCCAACGGACCTATAGCAATAGATTTTGTAAAATTTGCATTTTCAGCGGCGGTTGATCCTATTATCACATCATAATTGCCGGATACAAGTTCATATCCTGCAAAAGCTCCTACAACAGTATTGTTGCCGCCACTGGTTATATTTGCCAAAGAATTTGGACCCAACGTCACATCATAATCAGCAGTGGTATTTACAGAACCAGAACCTCCGCCAACAAAAAGATTAAATGAAGGCCCCGATCCTCTAATTTGCAACACGGAAGTTGATGACGTGTCATTAATATTAAGATAGGACGGATTACCTCCGTATACATTTCGGTTTCCCCATAATGTCAATGTATTTCCTTCCAGGCCGGCTCTAGCTGTCAAAAAGCCACCATGTTTATCCGGCAGCGTAACTAAAAATGCCTCTGATTGAATCGTTTGCCCCCATGCGTTCTTATGAATATTATCATAAAATAGATCATTGTACCCATTGGCCAGTTCCGCCGAATCGATATTTATGTAATAGCACCCTTTGGCTAATGCAATTGTCTGGATAGCAGCTGACCAAATAGGTGGATTTGCCGATGATGCGTCCCGTCTTATTGGAACACCAGCGCATATTATTTTATTATACGGATATCCTCTATCTAAATGAAGAGAATCCATATAGGAAGAATAAGTAGCCTGAAACGTACTTAAACTCACTCCTGCACCCGGATCATTTTGGCCATAAAATATAACGATGTATCTATAATTCGTACTGTAATTGGGGACTTCATAAAACCTATTGACGAAAGATGAATCTCCCGCACTGACCATGCAAAAGGTAGTACCAGGAATCCCCCTATTTACCTCGCGGGAATTTATGGCATTGGCTGTTTTAGAAGAGACGCCATCCGTGCGTGACGTAACGCCTACCCATGCCACCTGACTATCTCCCCACCACCACATTGAGTCGCTACCTAGTTGTGGAATTGTATCTCCCACCATTGTCCAATTTAAAGGATAATCACTTTGATCAAATATCGGCAACGAGGAAGTATTTCCCCTAGTGAGAACACCTTGCAAATTACCAGCCGCACTGCTTGTATCAAATTGATATTGCGTTACATAGTCAATAGGTTTGGACGGAAGGCTATCTCCGTGCAGCATTAATGAATCACCGCCGCCAGGCACTTTTAATTCTGGTAAATAAATTATTCCATTAGCCAAAGATGTAGCAGCGGGATTTGCTTCTAAATAAAAGTTATATCCTAATTGATTTGATAATTGAATGCTTCCTGAATTTATGACTGAATATGAAAAATTTGAATTGCCCCCCTCGACAGAAATTCCCGATGGAATAACTTGTACATATGGATTCTGATTTGATTCAGAACCAATTGTTAGAGTGGGATGTCTTACGCCAGTATGTATTAAGTCAGTAAATATGAAATTGGTATCATTTGCTAAATATTTCCCAGCGCTATCATAAGGAACTCCATTTGGGTATAGAAGGTCATTGCCAAGGAAATTTGATCTTAGGGTATAGGATGAAGTCCCGTCGTAATTTAATAGTTGTACAAGCGACGCCGTATCGTTCCTATACGGATTTCTTATCTGAATGGTATCGAAAATGGATCGCCCACCAGCAACTTGAAATAAAGCCTGTGGAGATGGCGTTCCTATTCCTACGCTATCATTTCCTCCTGTAACTGGATTGGAAGTTGGGGGGGTATATTGGGGGGAAAGATAGTTTGCATTCGCTCCCGATCCTCTAACAAATGAAACTGCCCCTGTAGAAGCAAAAGTGATATTAGGGTATGTCCCCGATAATGAAATATTTGCTCCGGCAATAGGATTGAATTGTGCCGGTATTGTTGGTTGATTGGTTAGATTGTTATAGTTGAGATAATCGGCCGGTGTCAGTCCATTGAATTTATTTACTGTTACGTTATTGATAGGTCCTGAAATATCACCACCTAAAGTAAGCGCCAATGAAAGATTGGGCGTAGTTGTGGGACTTGTTATTGTCCAAACTTGACCGGCATTATTTGTCGCTGTGATGTTGCTTACTGTACCGGTAGAAGTTACTGGGTCTATATTTATTAAAACAAGATTCGAGTCAGCTACACCATTACGGAACATGTATTCAAAGGCTTGGCCGCCTATAAAAAATCCATTTGATTGGAGGGAGCCAGTATTGACCCAATACGGAACATTACCAACCCTTGTTTGCGCAACGGGAAAATAGGTTAGAAGTTCAGTAGTAGATTGAAATTGACGGTATACTCCTCGACTTGCATCCCACATATAAGTCCTCATATCAGAAGGGAATGCTCCTTGGGGGGCCATTGGCTTGTTGAAAGTTTGGCCGATAGTGGGGTTGTATTGGGCCTTAGATTCTCCAACAATAAAAACAAGAAATATGAATATTATAATTTTCTTCATCTATGATAGAGTTAAATCTGAAGAGGTATCAAAGGATTGTAAATTTCTGGTATAATAGTAGGTATTGCCCCCAAACTGCACATAAGGAGCAAATACGGTGTCACCAATCGTACCTGAATTGAACTGATCATTTACCCATGTTGTCTTTATTGATTCCGTTGATGGTACCCTTATAATGGAATATTGGAATGGACTAGATCCTGACGGAAGGGGGACTACAAGTGGCTGATTATGGGTTATATTGAATTCTTCTTCGTAGGTAAACGTATCTTGGTTAGTCGTTAATAACGGCCCCGGATTGGTAGTTGTATAACAATAATTCCCGGTTATTGTTTGGGTAACCGTCAATGTAGCCGAAGAAGACCCTACCGAACCAGCCGAATTATTAGCAGTTACAGAGAAAACCGATCCGCTGTCTGTTAATTGAGCATTTGAAAGCGTATATGAAATCCCGGTCGCTCCTGGTATAGCTACTCCATTTCTATACCACTGATAAGTTATGGGAGTTGTCCCTCCTGTTATTGAAATCGAGAATGTAGCAGCACTTCCTACCGTAACTGACTGATTATTGGGTCCAGTAAATACTGGTAAGGTTGCGGATAAGCTATTCTGTATATTTTGTGCCTTTAATTGAAAAAATCCAATTAGCGACAAAAGAAATTGTCCAGTAGTTATCAAATTAGGATCATTGGGGTTCACCGAATATTGATATGCAACCGAATTGGTTACGATATATAGTCGCCTAGCGTATTTTGCGTTTAAAGAACCATTGATAAATGCCCCGTCCAATTCCTGCTGATCTTGCCGAAGGAATTGGGCTATTTGACCCCATTGGATCCAAAGTGGTATAGGAAGAAATATACTCACGCAAAGAAAAGTTGCTGATTAATTATGTAAAATTGAATCCTATTAAGGGCATTTTGAGCCGACGTCTGTTGATTGAATGTTTGGGCATTTTCGGCGCTATCTAAATTCGTTTGTACATTTCCAAGGCTTCCCATAAAATTATAACTATCCAAATATGCTGGATTGGCAGCAAGTTCTTGCACCATTTGATTGATGAAAGAATTTGAATTGCCCGTGAAAGTATACAATTGATATTTAGTATATGTGCTCCCGCTAATGGGGTCACTAGAAATCCAAGAAACTAAAATATCGAGGCTGTAATCTTGCGTGAGAAGTCCTGTAATTTGCAGGACATCACCTATTCCTTCTGAGATAGGCCAATTTATGTAAGGCGTCGTAGCATCGGGATAATTGAGTGTCGCAGATGTAGAGGTATACAGAAATACTTGACGTCCCGTCAAATTAGTGTCTGCTCCAACACTAGTATCGGTTATGCTAAAAGAGGTTGGATCGGTGAGATCCGGCGTCACTGAGAAATTTCCAGAAAAAGACATAATTTAATGGGTTACACTAAAGTACACAAATTTTGTTAATCGGTAGTTATTTCTATTGATTTAAGCTAAATTTTGATCAGTGTTATTTTCTCGATAGGCTATTTTATTCATTATATCCAAAAGGCCCTTATCATCGAAGTTTGAAAAAACACGCTTGCCAGTAAAAGAATTCTTTATATCCGGGTCAGCTTTTATCTTTTGCAATAATTCTGGCGTTAAATCTTGGGTTCTTGCATCGTAGATCCCCTTTTTATGAGCCATATATCTTAACGCTTGTATGTCGCTCATGTTTTCGCTAGGGGCTATGTCATGCGTCGCGGCATTATGAGCTAGTTCGTCAGAAATAGATTGTCCTTGTTTTTCTGCGTATTGGGGCCAATATTTTTTGTCATCGCTCGTTGGCTGCGTTTCGCGTTGGAAAATATAGTCTTGCTCTACTGGGTTAAGCTGTGTTGATTTGTATTCACCTGAATTTTGACCATGGGCTAGTTCGTGAACATCCGACTCCCCTCGTCCAGCCTTCAGCTCTTTGAGTTGATCTGGATTGACATTCATGCTATTGTCGGCGGAATCATAAACCGTTGCGCCATTTCTGACCACTTGGCCGTCTACGAGTTTCGTCCCCGATGTTTCGGAGAACTTGACATCTTTCAGTTGATTATCCCTAGTTTGTTGTACATACGCTGGATCTTTCCAGAAGTTATTGAGTCTTTCCTTATATTTTGGCGATTCTATGTACGACTGTAGCCATTCTTGGGCATCTTTGTCCGTTGGATTAATTGCCGCTCCCGGTTTCTCTACCGGTTCTGCTGTGGGCTTATCGGGAGGGGTCAGATAATTTTTGGCATAGCTTTCAATATCTGTTCCATGGTCTTGTATTTGTCTTCCTTTTGAATCTATTATCTTAGCTGTAGGGTAGAACAGGCTTGCCGTTTTTGAGTCAATCACCCCATTAACTTCAGGTAATGGCTGCTTCATGAAAGCCGGATTCAATTTATTTCTAAGCGCCGACAATTGATCAGATGATAGGTCGCCAATTAAATCCCCATTTCTTATATTATCATGGTCTTGTTGAACGGACGCAACATGATCAGGCGTTAGTTTAAAATCTGGATTTTGATTGGCATAATGAGCCATATAAGCATGGCCTAGTTCTGGATCAGCATCCAGATTGGCCTTTTGACTCCCCAAATAGGAAAGAAACCCATTCCATTGGCCTCTCTCATCTGGCGTAAGTGGCTTATAGTATCCTATTTTATTATCAGTCGGCATTACCTTTCTTCTTTTTCAGGAACGTTTTTATTGAGCCATGGCAAGCCAGATTCTATTGGCTGACCCATGTTTTCAGGAGCATATTTTGTACCACCACTTTGCCATTGTGATATTTGTTGGAGCAACACAGGGTCAACTGTATTTTTAGCCAAATCGTTGAAATATTGGCCACGTCCTTTTTCGGTAGAAAGATTGCCAATGTTTGACGGGAATAGCGGCGCTTCTTCAGCGAGTCCCATCATAGAGGCTATGATGGCATTCGTCATATGTGGATCATCGTCTGTATCCACCGATTTATCCATTAACTTCCTCGCAGTAGCGCCCAATTGCATAGTCTGAAATACCGGCGATTCTAAAAGCCAGCGAGGCACATTTACGCCCATTACATTGGCCTCTCCCCAATTTGGTTCACCATCTTCCTTCTTTTCGCCCTTTTGATAAAAGCCACCGAAATGTTCGGGATTTAACGCTCCAATAGTCAATAATGCTGCCCCAAATGACCCTTTCTTTAAGTTTCTCATTATCCTATTGGCCATTTCGGGCTCCATATTGTCAAACGATTTTTTCATTAATTGGCTAGTAATATCCCATCCAGCCCTAAGAAGACCGCCGCCGGCCAATGTCCCCGTTTCTCCAATAATATTAGTAGGCACTTTAACAAAAGGAATAAACCATTTCAAGCCAGTTGCTACGGCCTTGCCTCCGGGCTTATCACTTTTTTCTAGGCTCCTGATAGTTGCCTTATAGGCATCTGTTACTAAGTTATCGCTCATGAATATAGCCCTATCTGCATCTTTAACTGCTTGAATAGCCATTTTTTCTATTAGAACAGGATCTTTTACATTGACCCCATTTTTCATGTTATTAAATGTCTGATTCATAAAAGACTTCTCAAATATTGCTCTTCTAATGGGCGTTTTTATTGTTTTATGAATCCGACCAAAAAAGTTAATTCCTTCATCAGGCATAGGTGATTTGCCTCCTAAAACATCTATTTCTGTTTGATGGCCCGTCTTTTTATCCCAAACATCACCAATATCTTTTATACCCTTTATAATGCCGTCAGTAAATATTTTAGCTTCAGCAGCAATATGTAAATTACCTTCGGAGGTTGCTTGCTTTGCTATTTTTGAAATGCCGGGGATTTTAGAGAGAAGCCCTCCAATAGCATCTTCCACTGGCGTCTGGACAAGTCTAGTCACGCCAGCCGCTCCCAACTTAGCCAATGTAGTTATTCCAGATAATTTTGCCTCTCTTTCATAATTCAAGAAAATGTCTCCTGCTTTTTCGGCCCATGCTTTATTGACTGGCGCGGCAATCTGTGACACCTTTTGATTAAAATTATTTTGAGCCTTCCTTAAATTGGTTAAGGCCGTTCTGATTGCCCCAGCTTGATTTGATTTTTGAGAAGTAAATCCAGCCGTAGCCATTTTTTGCAATTTATCTTCCTGGTCATTTATTTCATTAAATGAATTTTTTACATCATTCATTTCTTCTATAGTCAATTTAGCCCCATCTCCTTTAGCTGCTCTCATTCTATTGACCATGTTTTCCAAAGAATATTGATTTCTGGCGATTATTTGTCGAGTAGCTAACCCACGGGCATTTTCTGTACCAGCTTTTTTACCAGCATCATATACATCTTGAAGCTGTGCTAAAAGCGCTTGCTGACGCACATGGAGATCATCAATAGAATTTTGATCTTTAGCTTCTTGTGCCTTAATTAGTCCTTCTTGGGTTTGCCCTAGTTGAGATTCAAGGCCAATTTGATGTTTAAGGACCACTGCATTTTCAACATCTGACCAAGGACGCGGTTTCTTTAAAGTAGATGATATGATGGTTGTGGCACTCATTTTATTATTATCAATAGCATCTTGGGCTTCTTGCCATATTTCTCCAAATTCTTTTCTGGCTGTTTTTTCTGCCTCCGGTAATCCAAATTGGGCCCGCTTAACTCCTGTTACCTTATTCATCAAGGATGTTAATTGAGGATCTATTTTTTCTCCTGATCCTTCTTTTTTTTCATTGCTACTGTTTTCGGTAAATTCTTGGGGTCCTTCGTTTTGTCCGCCCACTCCTGGGCGAAGGGCTTCTTCGTTGCGAACGCCCATTTCATTTGTTGTTTGCTCTGGAATGGCATTGGGATTTTGTTTTAAGAGTTTTGGTTCATTATCCTCGATAAATAACTTTGCTCCATCCTCATCATTAATCGCATGAGCCTTATTTTTTAACTCTTCGATAGTCTGTTTCATTCGTACCATATCGGGATCATTCGGATCTGCTCCGCCTTCGATAAGACGGTCGTAGCTCCCCTGTACCGCGTCGGCAGCCCAATTAGGATGCTCGTTGTCATTTATTTCTATTGCGCTAGGGGGCGCTTTTTCACCAGATACTACCTCGTGAATTAAATTAGAGGTGTGAATTGTTCGAGGCAAGTCAGATGAGATTATTTTTGGTATTTGCCTGCCATTCAATTTATTTAAAAGTTCCTCACCGGCGGCTTTTGCTTCGTTGATCCCATTTTCGGTAAGTTGGGCATCGTTGCTTCTGAAGAATCCTGCGGCGTTGTCGTCCGTTTCCCCGTGCCTGACGACATGAATTTGTTCATCAGGGCTAGTTGATTGTTCTTGGGCAGCTTTAGAAAGTCCGCCATTTTGAACTGCGTCCGAATTTTCGGGATCATTGAGGAACTCTTCAAAAAGGGATTTAGTCTCATTGTTGGCTGTTATATGTTGTAAAGTAAGTTGATACGCTAGGTCATCAGCGGCATCCCCTTTAAATGTTCTTTTTTGTCCATCCGGGGTTTCCAGATTAACCGAAACGATATTGCCGTCTTTGTCTCTATTGATAGCCTGTATGGGATCATCAAAAGTGTTTACATATTTTTGACCCCTCACTATTATATTGCCATCATTATCAATTTTAGCCGTAGGCTCTTGTGTTTGTATATTAAAGCTGGTTACCGGTTGATCGGATAGCTTGTCTACATTGCCTAATTCATATTCCCTATTTGTTCCGTCAATTTTAGCAATAATCGTTTGACCATCTTGTTCAATGGTTGCTTTCTGCCCCTTGTACATTACCGGTTTGCCAATTACATCGCTCATTTTAGCAATATCTGAAGATGATGCCTTTTTATTAAAGGACTCAACAGCTCCCGGTTCGATTGATTGATCGTTATATTTATCTGCAAATTCTTTTTCCTGCTCTGGCGTTAAATTATCTATATCAGGTCGCCCCATATCGTCCCATACTTTATAGGCCTTTAGGACGCTGCTATGGGTAACTACCGTTGTGTTGTTGGGGTCTTCATCCAATGACTTTTTGAATGCCGGGATAACCCTTCCTAAAAAATCTCTAAACGTTTCACCAGTTTCACCAATCGGCTTATCCCAAGATGATATATCCTTTGCTATTTGATCTTTTGCTATTGGTGTTTCTGGGGTCTTCCCATCTGCATAATCTCCGTAATCAATAGTTCTAAGGGATTTATCCGGCTGGATAGTATTAGAAATAGGTTCGTGGGTATTTGATTCATTTTCATCTCCTGGTTCAATATGATTAATTCTTGCTGTATATTCTGGCATCGATTCGATAGGATGCATCTCTTGAGCAATATCAATAAGTCCTTTCCCAAAGATATTTTCAGCCCCTTTCGAACGATTTGGATCGTAGGACTGTTCCGCAACCTCTCTTAACAATTGGGGCAGTTGTTCGGGTGTTGCATTTTCAAATATTGACTTACTATATCCTTTTATTTCTCCTTTGGCTATTTCGGCTTGCGCTTTCCCTACAAGATCATCGGACGATGGTTTTGAACTGAGCGATTTGATCTGCTCGTTAAGACCACTTAAATGTTCTTCCATTTGTGGCCTATAAGCATCATCTGCATTTTCCAACGCGGCCTTTATATCATTTCTTTGTTTAAGGAGGTCTAATACTTTGGGTACATTTTGTGACGGTATATCGGTAGGCAACTTTCCCAATGTTTCTTTTAAGTCTAAAAAGTCTTTAGCGTGTGCTTCGGCTTCATTGGGCAATAAGATACCATCCTTAACTAGGGTTGCCAGTGATTTATTTATTTCATCTTGTGGGGCGGTAGCTATCAGGGCTTTTATATTGTTTGCCGATTTTTTACTGAACATTTCGGGAGACTTCAACAATGTTCCCAATATTCCAGTGAAAGCGGCTGCCCCCTCTCCGGCTTCTGGAACATCTTCAAATATTGGCCTGTTATTGGATAAGTTCGTTAGAACTTGAGTCCCTGATCCAATAAGCCCTTGCATTCCTGCCTCTTTACCTATCTTACCAAGGCTTTGAACTACTGAATTTTTAGCAGCGGGAGTTAATTGAAGACCGCCCTTAATCAGGGGGTTTTCAAATGAGGGCGCACCTTCTGCACCAAATTTAGCTCCGGCATAGGTCATTAGCGCACCCTGCGCACCCTGAAGGGCACTTTCCCTTGTTCCCCTATTCTGAGCTATTTCCAAAGCTTCCTGCGGATCTTTCCCTTCATCTCTTAATTGACGATAATTATTTGTTACAGATTGGGCATATGCTCTTTGCATTATTTCTGGTGTAGTAACTGCCGTTGCTGCGACTGGTCCTAACTCAGGACTACCGAAGAGTGAGCCACCAATACCACCAACAATACCAGTCGTTAATCCTTCAGCGGTTAATATGCCTTGCCCCCCCACAAAAGCGCCAGGAACACCACCAAAGCCTTTTGGAACCGGGATAGGTTCATCTGGATCATGCCTATGATAATCAGTTTCGAGCTTATTTATGATGTCATTATCATTAGAATTAGCCAGAAAGTCGTAGTCATCAAGGTCCTTATTTCTTTTAGCGAAGGCCGTTCCCATTGCTTCAAAGAAGTTGGTTTGCGGCCGCGTTACTTGTCCGGTGGACGCATCGTATCCAAGATCACCAGTCCCTATCTTTTCGGCGTTTGAAAGTATTTTTGATGCGTTATATGACCGATTCCCAGAGGATGCTAAATAGGCGCTTCTGTTTACCTGATTTGCTATCTCTGGGTGATCATTAGCTATCTGTTTAATGAATTGTCCTGTAGTATTCCCCGTTGCGTCATTAGCTAAGTTTATTTTAGCCGCCGCCGCGTATCCGGTTTCTGGATCTAGCGCTTGATCATGGATATTTTTTATTTGCTCCTTTAGTTTCTGGAACTTTTCGCTATTAGATGAAATATCAATGGGGTTAAGATTTGCACCTTTAATGGCGGCTTCTACTTGTTTTTGAACAAAATCAGATGCCATTTTTGTGGCTGCCGATTTAGAATACTTATCAATATTAGCCGCCGTATTCTTTTGTTCTTGATCGACTATTGCGGCATGTGCCTCGGGAGCAGATCTACCTATATTTGGTGATGGTATTGGAGCCCCGGGTATTTGTGGTTGCTGGGGTTCTGGTTGATACTGTAACGATTGTCCCGTTGCTGGCTGAAAGTTTGCGGGATTTACTTGGTTGGTAGCCTGTTTACTTGCTGCTTTTTGATAAAAATCGTCAAATCCTATTGTAAAATTCCCCTTTATGTATTTGCCATTTTCTCCATATGCTTGATCCATTCCATTATAGACCTTTTGGGCATAGGAACTATCACTCATTTTTTGAGCGAATTGATCATACGGCAAATTAAAATTGCCTTTAGCATAAGCCCCATTATCTCCGTATGCTTGTTGCATACCTTGATAAACCTTTTGCAAATATGGATTATCTCCCTGCGGCATATATTAATTGAATGCTCCTGCGTTTTCTTTTACGTTAGCTGTTTTTGTTGTTGGTGGCGTTACTTGTGGATTAACTCCGGTACCCGCCAACGATGCTGGTAACCCCTTTATGGTTTTACCTATTTCTGTTTTCAATGAATTGGCATCGTACCATTCATTGTTATTGTAGTATGGATCAAGCATTGGCGTTCCGTCATCATTCATTATTGGCTGTCCGGTATGCTTATTCTTTTTATAGAATATCCCCCTTACTGCTGAGCCATCTGAATTGAATGTGTAGGTGTCTGGGAGCACTTTATGCGAATATGTCCCTTGACCTAGGGATCGAAGGATTATATAATCTTTATTTTTAGGTTCAAATTCTTGCGTTCCATCTGGATGAACAATGGGATTGGCTTGAGCATCTTTCCATGAATTATCTACGTGGCTACTATTGGCTGCTGCTTGGGTCGATGCGTCCTGCATCTTATACCAATGATTATAATCAACTAATTCTTTTCTGTCCCCTTGTCTAACTCCTTCCATTTGTAGCCTATTTCTTTGCAATATATTTTGATGAGCAGCAAAATTGGGCTTAATCAAGGGCGCTCCTTCCGTATTTAATGCAGCGTTCGATGCTATATGAAATCCAGCAAATAGTTCTGCCGAATTTTGAGGAGGTCTTCCATATGCGTCCACGAATGCCTTATAAGATTGCGTATACAGAGCCGGATCATTTACTATTCGATCCGCCTGTGCTTGGATGCGTCTATCTGTGCCGTATAATGTCATAGCCGCATTTCCATAGGCCTGTTTTTGGGTTTTATCATACCCCATAGGAATGTATAGATTCCCATCCGATTTTGTTTGTGCAGGTCCTATTGGAACCATTTTAATATTCTTCATGAGTCCTGCCTGTTGCGCTTGTAATGTTTTGGCGTCCAGTGGCTGCGTATTCATATGAAGCTCATTAATATCTAGGGGCTTACTTCCTGGCGAATTTATTGGCAAATTATTGGCATGGAGGGAGGGGATAATTTGATCATTATCGAATAAGTAGCTCCTAGTTGGATCTGACCTTAATTTTAATACCTGATCACTTATATTCTGACGATCTTTACTGCTTTGAATAAAGGCCATAGCATCATTGTAGCGAGCATTATTTTCATTAAGCGCAACTCCTTTATCATTACCTGGATGTAAAATATTTTCTTTATTTTCGGCATAATGATCCTGCCACGCGTTGACTTTACTTAAATAATCTGGCATATCCGCCGGTCGTACCCCGTCTGGATTTAATTCCTTGTGCTGGTTCTGATAGTATTCATTTAAAGAATCATCCCTAGCTTGTTTCCTTGCTAGAAGATTGGCAGCAAAAGAAACTGCTGGTGATGTATCTATTGGTACCGCACCTGCCGTATATAATCCCCCTGGTAAATTAATTCCGTCAGCCATTCTTAAAGTTTAATAAGGTAACCCCATTGGAATATCGGTATTAGGTTGTCGTGAGTAAACAGAAGATGCTGTCCCAGATAAATTATATGGTGCCGGAGAGGAGCTACCATTATTTGTCCCGTACATTTTATTAAGCATCATTTGATTGCTCAAACTATTTAATCCGCTATTAAATGTCTGTAGCCCGGCATTAGCCACCTGATTTTGCCCCGCCGCCTTCATCGCCAATAGATTATAATTTCTCGTAAATGGTTGAACCTGATTTATATCAAAAGCTTGTTCCTGTTGTTGGGTTTGCGCACCAGCAGCTTGCCCCAATTGCGCTAGGGCCGAAGACTGTTGTTGTTGAACTGCTGCCGTATTTGCTAACTGAGCGCCTTGCGAGCCAGCTACAACTGCCCCAACACCACCTATTGCCGACCGGCGATCTTGTAGCCCCTGTATCCCGGCAGCTTGAGCACTTTGTATATTTTGTAACTGCTGCTGATATGCTGCATTTTGGTATGGGTTAAGGCTATATCTGGCTAATGCCTTTTGATAGTAATCGGCAATAGATTGACTAGGGGTATAGACCAGACTTTGCTTGCGCTCTAATTCCTCTTGCGTTTTATGTGCCTGAATGCCTTTATATATTGTTTCTCCGGCCCCTATGGCTAATGATGCTATTGGTATTGCTACTGGCATATCAAAGATTTGCTAATATTACACAATTATTTTCCTTATCCTCCTTAATGATACTCATTCCGCATTTCAAGAGCCAATTTATACCTCGCGTATTATTCATATATAATGAGGCAACAAAATCAGCCCCCATAATGTGTTTAATTTTACTCCACCATTCTTTAAGTACCTTCTTTTCCCTCCATTTTATCCCTATGCAAAAGCTAAACAGTAGAATATCTGCCGTAACAACATATCCTATTGCCTTTTTATCAAGAAGTACTTTATAATATTTCAATTCATACTGATCTGCCATTTCTAATATTAATTTCATCGTATGATCCACACAAGATTCAAAATCCTGTTTAATTATATGGTATTTGTCAAAAAGATCCTGATCTCCCTGGTATGATATTGCTATCAATTCAGGAAGTTCATTAATGGATGTTTTTTTCAATGAAACCATTTATGAAGCATTTAATGGCGAAGTGATGTATTTAAGCTTTACCTCCGAAATCCACACAAGGCCTGTCGGATTGGTCACTTGTAATTGAATTCCCAAATAAGATCCTTTCATAGTATATCCATTTATCCACCCTCCCGGAGAATTAATATCCCTCATAAAACTGGTTTCAAATAGCCCTTCTAAGGTAGCAAAATTAGCTGGTATTAGCTTACTTTGTTGCCGAGTAGTTCCGTATGTATATTGATTCGTATAAATGAGCGGCGCTTCCCAAATCTGAGACGCCAATTCGGCAATAGAAATGAAAGTTTTCTTTTCTATTAAATTCTGGTTGAATACTGTTTTTACATAACAGGGATATTGCACGCCAAAATAATTACAATAAGGTGCTGTATTAGTATTCGGATTATTATCGTGAAAGTATAATTGCCCATTGAGGAATGTATAAAAATCTTCTTCAGCCGAAATTATCCATTCGGCTTCATTAAAGCTATATTTTGATCCATAAGCGTTGTTCTTTTCATTAAAGGCAATAGCGTAGTTTTGTATCGTTTGTGCCCCATTGGTACCAGCCTGTAAAATTCCTATCCATTCTTCCTCAAAGAAATTATAGCATCCAATAATCCTAGCATTAGATCCGTCAGCTTTTGTCCAATTGCTAAGATATGGCGTAATGAGAGACCGGATATAATATTGTCCTTTATACAATTCACTGACCGGAATTAGTCCATCTTGACTAAGACGAACCATATAGCCTCTAACCGGATCAAAAAAGTAATCCTGAATTTTGCCGGATACAAGGCTTTCGGGATGGTTACCTAGTCCAAATTCGCCTTCATAATATGGGGTATTCCCTATGGTAATGATGGCATTCGTCGTGGTAAGGACATTTTCTCCTGATGCTTGATTTATGAAGCTATTATAAACGCCTTTCTCAAAGCATCCTCTTGCTTGGAATCCACGTAATATCCTATCTCTTGATTTTAAGCGTAATAGTGGCCCCTTTGCTCGATCTACTTCATCTTGGTTCTGATCATAGAACCTATTTAATTGGTTTATTTCAGTCCCAAATTGATCCGACAGGCTCCATCTTAAAAGTGTTTCAAATGTATTTTGTTGAGCATTATCATCATAGGGCAATGGACGTAGATTGGCATTGTAGACTATGTTATAGGCGTCGTCAAAACTAGAATCCATAACGGGAATAGTTATGTAATTAAGGACATCCAGCCTTAAAGTAAAACCGCCTACTTGGCCAGTAAAGTTAGTGTCAATCCCTGGCAAAAATCCATAGAATAACCAAGCTTGCGTATTAGCAGGAATAGTTATAATTACATCTACCACTACTTCATATCCCTGAACGGTTGCCTCTTCTGTAAGATTGAAATTTTGGAATAAATATTGGAATTGAGTAGGCGGTATATTAGCAGCATTCATAAAATATAGTGCCCCAAAAACAGTACAGCTTGTTGTGGCATTTAGGGGAATAGTTCCTCTAAGACGTATATTTTGCGGGCTACTTGTTTCATTCCAGTAAAGTGCCCTATCTGCATTTGTAGGAGAATATTGGGGATAATTGCCAGGCCCAAACCCTACTCCATTTTGTAATTGCTGATTTATTTGGTATGGTGCTGATCCAGCAGTAGGATTAACGACTCCTTGTGGATTCTCTGTTGCCTGAGTCGTAAATGTTTGAGAATGCTGGGAAAAGGCACATTGTTGTGCATTTATATAATAGCTTAACCCTGTAGGCACTTGTCTTTCTCTATAGAAAAAATCCCCATCCGACATTCTTATTATTGCCGGTGTTGTATAATCGATTGATTGAGATTGATCTGATCCTATATGAAATGCCGTATTGGTTCCTGGATTGCCTATCGCATATTGTCTCCCAAAATCATAAAAAACTTCCTGATCTTCTGTGACTCGCTTTGCGTAATTATATATTAATATTTTATATCGCTGAAAATTGTCCGATTGAAGAGGCGTCAATCCACTTGCAAATCCAAAATTGAATGATGCACTAATATCAGTAGTTGGGTATATTATCTTGATAAAAGACCCCTCTTGAATAATCCCATTTAATACCGGATCTGTTTCAACTGAAACTATTTGATAATCATTCGCAGGACTCATCTGAACAGAGCTGCCATTCAAGGGATAGTTTATTAAAAATCTGATTCTATCGCCTTGTGAAAATGTATATCCGACAACTGGTGTGCCTCCTGGATTTGCAGTCGTTACATTTTCATTGTATAATTCCATATTTGAATATCCAATGTAAGCATATTGGTAACCAGTTGCTAGGTCAGTATTGACAAAAGTCTGGTTACATATCCACATTAAATATTTATCATAGGTTAGATTTAACGATCTTACAATTGAATAGTAATAGGCATAAAGAGGTGGCTGATTATTGATAGTAGCTATTATCTGTGGTGTAAGATTACCAGATAAATCATTTAAAGTGGTGATCCCATTATTGGAAGGGAATTGAGCCCCTATTGTTCTACCTTTTTGATCATAATAGCATACAGCCAATTGATATGCGCATCTGTCTACAAAAGAATATACGGATTCGGTATATGGAGAACTTCCTCCCGTTGTTGAGTTAGTTGTTTGGGCATAGTACAATGATACATTAGTCAATGATACGGTGAATGAATTTGCCCCAACTGAACCAACTAATGTAAATCCTTTAACCTCGGCGGCCGCTAAAATACCATCAAGAATTGTGGCAATCGAGGTATTTGATCCGCTTGAATATTGGAATGAATTATTTGTTCCAGCAACACCATAGGTCACTGTATAGTTTAGCCCGTTGCCGGGGATATTTCCCGCTCCGTCATTTGTCCCAAATAAATATATTGTTATGTTATCGCCAACATTACCATAGGAATCAAGTCCAGATTGAGACGCAAAAAACAAAAGGCCATTTATATCATTAACAGGAGGTATATAATTAAGATTGGATGTTAAGGTCATATTTATCGGAGTCTGATTGTATCCCTCCGTAATATTCCCCATTATAATGGTATTACCATTTAACAATTCTAGGCATTGGGCCGCAATGGGACAGAAATCAAAAAGTTGAACGATTTGGGCCGGATCGGCAGATACATATACGCCATCATTATAAAAGTCAAATTGATAAATGCTATTATCTGGTATAGCCAACATTGCTTTATCGAACGACTCAACCAAAAGCCAATTGCTATTCTCAACATTATCTGTTGCTTGCTGCACCCATAATTCAATTTTTATTACATCTTCATCTCCTGTTGAAAAAAAAGTGTAAATAAAATTATTGCTTGTCTGATCGCTATATATATCTTGGTTGAATGTTTCATTTGGTAGTGACACTCTACTACCGACACTATATACAGGTTTCATGTAATCTCTGTATACGTATCTGGTCCTAAACTTGAACAAGGCATTTTGCAGATTATTCAAATTAGTAGATGGATCGTTGCCATAACAACATCTGACGGGACACCTGGGCGGCGCTTTTGCCAAATCGATGAATGACCGCTTAGTTACTGCATAAGGAGTATTTAAGAAGAAAAGTATATTGATGCAAGTTGGTCTCCCTTGACTATCCAGGTAAACGAGTAAATCCCCTTGAATATCTTCTTGGTATACGATAACTATAGAAAGAATTGGATTATTAAGTGTAAACCCAAGTATATCCCCTTGGGTAGCCGAACCATTTATTAAAAGGGTTTGAATTGTTTTAGGAACGGTATTGTATATGAATATGGCATGATTGCCGTTACTATTCCAGTTGAACCAAATTATCCTTTGGCTTACTTGGTCATAAAATGCACCTATACATTCATTATTCCCAGCCGGAAGTGCAGAATTGGATATTAATGAATTCCCTATTATATTTTGAACTCGCCTATTATTAGCTTCACCCCTATACACTACATTTAAAGCGTCCAATACTGAAAAAAAGTCTACTTCCGTCTCGGATAAGTCGGTATCTAAAATAGCATTGAATCTTTTTATCTGTACTGGCATAAGTTATACCTTAACTGTAAATCTTTGATTGCGCAAATTCCATTCGTATGCGTCTTCAAATTCAAATGGTTCATATTTGCTCCATGCGAGACGACGATCATTGTAATATTTTTTAGATCGCATCATTATCATATTATTATTTACATGGGTAGAACTAGGCATAGATACAATGTCCATCCAACGAAGGAAGGAAATCATAGCCTCCCTAAATTGAATTGGTATTCGATAAGTGACCGACGGATCTGGGATAGACGTGTATTCTACAATTAAATAATTATAATAAAAATGTTCATTGAGAATTATTATCCCAGCTTGATTATCTACTTTGTAATCCCCTACAAAGGGCCCTCCACTTGGAACGCCAAATAGATTAAAAAAGGAGTCCCCATTCCAATAATTGAAAAACATGAACGAGTTATTCTGATAATAGTTAACTAAGGTATTATCTGTTACTTTTTGTTCTCGTTCGGGGCTTAATTCGGCGTAGAAAGTAAGTTTATCATTATACATTAATGGTATCACTTCTCCTTTCTGATTTAATACACCGATTTTAGACCATTGCATACATCGGGATGGTAGGTACGCGGTAAAGTTTGAATTTATTGGGATTTTTTCAGATTGTATTCGGTAAAAAAAATCAAGCCCCATATCGTCCATGCCACGTACTGCTATATCCCACATCTTTACATATTTGTAGTCTCCTTGTTCGGATTCACTCAAATAGCTATTGACACAAGAATCAAGTGTTATATATTGGGCTGTTCCTGGCATTTTTTATATTTAATAAGCGGCTAAAATATCTATCGATTCCATCAAATATAGGGTTTCGCCATTTTCAATAAATGGCTGCCCGGCATCTAACACATGATGCACTTTCATTCCTGGCTTAACATTCATTGGCCTTTTTTTAAGACCATTACCGCACGCAACTACTGTCCCCTTCATTGGTCTTTTTTTGACCGAATCGGGCACATAGATACCTCCTAAGCTGATCTCATCAGGAGGATCGGGCCTTACTAATACTTTTGTTCTAATGGGTTGTATTGACATAATTTTATTATTGTTCTGGTTGTGTTGGAATATCCTCTCCATCATTACCTGTATTACGTGGCTGGGAACGCTCCCAGGCTAATTCTTTAACGCAATAATCAATCACTATAGGCATGTAATCATCGGGGATATTTAAGATACTATTCAAGTCTGTAGAGTCCCCTGCACTTACCATTGTAACAGTCGAAGTCCATAATGATAGGGGGAATGTAGCTTTACACCTTACATATACCCCTTCTGGTAGGTACACTACTTTATTTTGAATAGGCGGCATTCTGTCAAAATAGGACGCTTGATTTTGACTTATAGGTACTCCATCAAAAGACGTAAATCCATTTCTGTAAAATCTTAACCTGGAAATACCTTGTGTTTTATCAAATGCCAAAGGAATTTGGGGTAGTTGAAACATCCAACCTAAATTATTGGTTGGATCTTGAACTATGGGTATCCCAGAATAAGTACAATAAAATGAGTTATTGATATATCCAGTTCCTTCAATAGCTATATTATCAGTATAATTTTTTTGAGCGGCAATGGCACACCCGTCATTTAAAAACCTATTTACAAGTTCGTAGGTAATACTTGAATCTTCTGTTGGTTGACCAGCATATACCATTCTTAAAATACGTTCTATTATGGAATTTCTAATTTCCATATTATTGGCCCCCCTTTGTTATCATTCCAGCATATTGAGATACTTCTTGAGATTGTAGATTTATTCCGATCATTGCAAGAGCCCTTGAAATAACTTCCATCATATCTACGTCATACCACTTTGGATCTACGCTAGTCGAAGGATTATAAACTGGTAATCCGGTTATTGAATCTGGGGTGTATCTCCATACAATAGCTGGTGGTGTGCTTACATAGCTTAATTGAAATTGAGAATTTGGAATAGATGTACCAGTATCAGTAGGATTAGGATAGACTCTGAATCCTTTATCTTCAATTGTTACAACCGGATTAGTGGCTATAGGATCGATAAAACTTTTTATGAAAGAATATAGTTTATTTTGTTGTACAGGTCTAAGGCGATGAATGAGATTAATTTGGAAAAAGGCATCCCATTGTTGATAATCTGCTGGATATGAAACAAATCCAGTATCATCAACGGTCAATAAGACTCGGGGGCCTATAAAAGGAGCAAGCCGTTGCCTGACAACCATATTAACTCCAAATTCCACCCTTGCTCCTGGACGTCCTACGCTATAATCTTGAAATTGGCCTAACAAATAATTAAATAACCCAAGTTGTGCTTGCGTGATGACTGCATTGAACTCATCGGGGGATATATTGCCTCCATTCTGATTTTTATTGCAGATAAACTGAGTGATACTATACGCAAAATCGACCGTCAACTTGGGTTATTTTTTTTATTAGTGAACTCTTTCTTCTAGGTTTTCACAGAAATTACGCCCTTCTGGACTATTGGTCAAGACAAGTTCAAACAGATACTTGAAAGAATTATGCTTTGCTACTGCCGGAAGGGTACAAATCTTACCTCCATTTGACCAATGCGCTTCGCCTCTATTCCTTTGCAAATCGATCATCCCTTCCGTAAGGGCCTTTCTGAGTAAGCAGAATATTTCGACATCTTTACTGTCCATAATCTTTTTAAAGCGCTCTGGATTTTCTTCTACTTTGGCCAAAAATTCAGTCCTAACGCCATTATCTGTTCTAGGCTGGCCCATCACATCCACGAATTTAACGCCTAGAAAAAGAGCATGTTTACGAACCTTATCGATTGGCATTTGCATCGCCAATTCGAGTTGTTCCATTTTAAAGATTCTCTTTTCGTATGCCTCACGCTCCATCCGTTCCGGGTCCCATTTGTAGTACCCATATTTACCACCACCATACGGCGACTTATCATTGTTATCGAAGTAATCATTTCCTAGTTCAAGGAACTGAATAGCGGTTTTGTCTTGAACCGGGATACGGCATACTCTATTTTTAAAAACTATCGATCGGCGATGGCTTTTGATATAATCTGCACTAATGTCTTTTTGCTCCTTAGCCCATATAGTCCCTACTCCACTTAGTAGCCGGGCCAGTTCAATTTCTCCCGTTGATGGGTTAATGATATTAGCTTCTCCATGTATATTAACTGCTCCGTGTTTTTTGTTGTCTCTAAGCCTAAAGATCACAAATTGTTGGCCTTGTGGCTTTTTGTCTTCAAACTCAAAGGAAGTATCATATAATACTTCGCTCGGGGCAGTTACCGATCCATTTTCTAATTCTTGGCGTATATCTACACCAGTTGAGTGAGCCATTGTAGAGGCTCCTGTACGCTGTTTTGCCATAAAATTTATTTAATTTTTGAAATATTAAGGCCTGTTTCCGGCCCCCTCCGATCCGGAGGGTTAATTATAAAAAGGAGAGCGGCATTACCGCCCTCCTATATTTGATTAGTTGCCTGTTACCTCTACGAACTGGTTGGCTGCGGCCAAACGCATACCTCTGTACGTCACCATTTCGATCAGATCGGTCAATTGACCATCGGTCGGGTTCCTGGAACCACCACCATGTTGCCATACACGGATACCATTACCCACTGTGCCGCCACCTACTGGCTGCTGATACATAACGGTCATGTTTTTGTAGGTCTTGGTAGAGTCGCGGGAATCACGACTTGTCCCCATCGGGCAGATATAACCAGTATAACGGTATTTATCTACCAACGGAGTATGGCCCGTGATTATTTCCGTATTAAAGTTGATATAGACCTTCTTACGGAAATTAAAGCCATCGATAGCCAACGTGTCAAACCCATAAGACATTGCAGCCTCTTGGGACTTTTCGCCATTACCCCATACGAACGCTCCGGCAGGAAGTTCATTGAAGATGCCATCGGAGAATGCCTGAGCTTGGAAGGTATCCTGAAGCCAGATATTATCCTTTGCGCATCCGTTTGCCCTCATGATGCGCGTAATTTCGTGCATCTTGGCAAAATCAATGCTATTGGGATCAGTCCCTACAGTTTCACCAAATTGGCCGATGAAAGGGAACATACCTTGTGTACCAAGAGAGTTATTGATGGCGGTATTGTTTTGGGCATTACCAAACATCAATTTGCTTTCTACTTGGTTCTTGAAGCGCATATTGGTTTTAACCATTCCCTTATAGGTGAAGAAGGAAGTACCGGCTTGCTCTACCGGCATATCACCAGTAACGCCATTTTCATAGAAAACCTGGCTCATTTCAGCCCAATCCGTTGCCTGCCAAGTATCACGCATTGTCGTGATAGTGTTGGTCAGCTTATTATCCAAATGGATCAGCGCCTCGATAGAGTTAGAGGCTTCAGCCGCATCCACATACCCCCCAAAGATCAGAACTTCGCCAGCATTCAGGTTGGCGGAGTTTGCTGAGGTAAAGGGAACGCTGATATTCTTTGGCGCTACAGTAAATTCAAAAGCAAACGGCGTATCATCGTTGATGTCGATAATTACACCTTCCAGGAAGGAAGACGCGATACGGACAGTTTCGTTAATACGAAGGGGGCTTTCGGTACCATTGTTAAAGTGGTCTCCTGCGTCGAGCGTAAGGACAACATTTGCCCCGGCTGCAACGTTATTAACTGCATTGACACTGATGATGGATGGCATCAATTTGCCGTAGTTCTCGAACCAAAAGAATTCTTGGTTAAAGACCTGTTCCATGCCTCCATAAGTGGCTAACCACCATGTAAAATCCTCATTCCCGTACTTTTCTACATAGGTACGGTAGTACTGAGGGGTAAGCAATTGCAGCATCGAGATAAGCGCCTCATTAGCGCCGCCTTGGATACTTATGGCACCTGGCTGCAATATATTTGATGTAGGAATACCTGCGGGCATCTTAAATCATTTTTGATGTTAAAAAATAGGCATTATGCCTCGTCCCACATTTTCTGGATTGCCTTTTGACGGGCAGCGTCCTTTGCGTCGGCAGTAAAAGCATCGCCTGGATTACTTCCTGGTTGTTCTACCTGGATATTGCCCCTTATTTTCAAATGATTATCAACGGCTTTTGATGCCGCTTCATTAGCGATTTTTTGATGGATTTTATCCCTATTTTCAAGCTCATAAAGATCTTGCTTCATGAGGGGAATATTGGGTTTCCCATCTTTGAACCACCGTTTGTCGAAATAATCAGTTAAATCAAAGTCAAACATTTTTGATTTTAGGGCCGTATCTTCTTCCGGAGATATTCCATAGCTGATAGGCAATTTCGCTTCCCCGCTAATTGCTTCAACATTGAATCCGTTGAATGCCCCAAAGTCTTTATTAAATGCTTCTTCATAGGAAGATCTCATTGCCGCCTGCTGTTGCGCGATCCCTTGCGCCCTAGCTGCTGCATCTGAATCTCCCTTTTGTATATCAGGTAGAACTAACTCAGTTTTTAATTTAGCAAGTGCCTCTTTAGCGGAGAATGAATCCCGACCAATACTACGATTGATCTTGTCTACTTGCTTTTGCCATTTATCCAAATTAGCTAGATAAACGGGGTCGGTTTCATCACCACCAGAATCTGGCTTTTCCGGCAAAGAATATTTATCCTCAAACACATCCTGGATATCCTCTGGTGTATAATGCGGATTAGCCTCTTGAATATGCATTTTTATGATCTCGTCCGGCTTGAGTGCATCCAAAGAGGATAGTCGCTCTTCTCGATCTAGGTATTTTTTTATTTCTGCCTTATTGCCGCTTTTTATGTGGTTATATATGCGTTCGCTCTCTTCATTATCAAATTTGAGCGGCTTATTACGAAGTTCTCTTAGTTCGGCCAGCTCACTCTTGCCAATATCCGGATCATCCCAACCATAAGTTTCTTTTACGAAAGCCTTAACATCGAATGGCTTATTTTCTTCGTTTTTAGTCGCATCTGGTTGTACAACAACACTTTCCTTAACTGTTCCACGTGGAACATCTGCTTGTTTTTGGGGCCTTGTTTCGGTCCAACTATCATCAGCAAAAGGATCTTTCCTTGTAGGTGCCACCTCGGTTGCGACTGCTGGCTGTTCAATTACATCTGTATCGGGCATATACTAACAAATTTTTGATAACGTTACTAATAGTTTGGTTACAGTATTAGGGGTACCGGCATTGTTGGTTATCTGCAAGTATTGCCCTATGTATTGAAACCGATAAAGTCCTATGGTTGCTGTTGACACGGATTGGGATCCTGTCGCCAAATTAGTCCCTTGGACGGGCTCAAAATTTATTGCGGTTTGTGGTGAATTATCCGGCAACTCCCCCTGAATGGCTCCCCCATCATTGGAATGATTGAAATAAAATGTACCGGTCATCCCTATAATATGGACAATTATAGTTTCATACCCAGCCGTATCTAGGTTGACATATCCCTTTTCGTTGAATTGGACGGTATAGTCAAATGGACGCGTTATCATGCTGCTTGGGGTTGAGGGGTGTTTATACCCGGCGACGGCGCAGGTGATTGCGCGGGCGATTGACCCTGATCCGGCGTCGGTTGATTATTATTTTGAGGTTGAAGTCCACTTTGTTGATCTTGTCCTTGCATGTTTTGTAGCGCACCCGAAAGGGCAATCTTATTCCCTATATTTTGACCAAAAACCGGGATAGCTACATTTGCTATCATCTCTTTTTCAATGGCTTTTAATTCTTCTGGCAATGGAAGCCCTTTCGCATAAATCCCGGCGAACATTGCCAAAATTTCCTTTTCCTTTTCCTGTTGCCACTCAAGTTGTTTGAGCGCCATTTGGTTGCTATGCTTCAGATTTTCCAAGTCCATTTCGCTTTGGCTCTTAGCCTGGGCGCTTTGTATTTGAACTTGGGCCGTCATTTGGCTATTTTGCTGGGCCTGTTGCTGCTTCTCTAAGACATACTTCTTTTGGGCTAATTGAAACATTGTTTCGGCCAACTTAACATCTTCTTTGGCTATTCGTTCTAATTTCCATGGATCACAATAAGTAAAGAGGTCGGGAGAGGCAGCAATCAATTGATTCATATAGGCCGAGAATTGAGCCACCTCAGCATCGGTTGGGACCATTTTTATTTTCGTATCGAAGATGCGCCCCTTAACGTCTTCTTCTCCTAATAATTCTCGGTAAGCCTTCCCGGCGTATAAAACAGATGGTTTAAGAAGACAGGCCACTTTTCTGGATACGTCTTCCAATATATGTATATAGGCGTTATACATATGGTCTGTAGCTGCGTCTCCTGTATTTTGCGATGTTTCAACGTTCTCGGCAGCAACTCTGGGTTTTGTGGCGGCCGTAATTAGGTTTGGATCTTCTCCGAGATTATCCTTCAGTCGTTGATAATGGAAGTTATACCCTTCAACAAGGGCATTATATTGGGCAATAAATCCAGAGTTTTGAAGTTCTGTGATAGGGACTGGAATTATATTCCCTTCGGCATCACGCCCCCTATAATAGAGATCGCCAGTTTGATCATAGTATTGGCGCGGCTTTATCTTAGTCCCACCAGCCGTTCCTAGTGTTATGGCCTCCAATGCGTCCATATTAATTGCCGCTCCGGCTGGGCGCATCTTCATCATTAGTTGCTGAATCCGAAGCGTGCATAATACCATTCCCTGGACAGGTTCTTCGATCTTTTCCGGAACGGCAATGTTCCTCATGTTTATATTATGGTACATGAAGAACGAGTAGGAAAAGTCGCAATCCCCATATTTAGAGGGATCATTAGGGCGGATCATATTGGGCTTTAGTTCCCACTCTAATAGCACTCCGGCTGTACGGCAATAAACACCACGATATATATTCCATACATCCTCTTCTCTCAAAGATGTATCGCCAGATAATTTAAAACTGGAATCTGCCTTTTTGATTAGGGTGCTTTTTGTACTCCCCGTTTCCTTTACTACGTATGTATATTTATCAAGAGATTTAATCTCGCACTCGATCACATCAAAGTTCCAGTCATCGTACGGCCGCATCAAGGATACATTCCATTCCCCTACCCATCTAAGTTTATCTGAAAGTTGATAATCTTTGCAGGTAGCGACAATATCCATGATTTGCTCGGGGGTAAGATTGCGTTTTGTCCCCGGTCCGTATTTGGATACTAGTTCGCATATTTTCATTCCCCATACTTCGCCGCGCCAAGAGGTATCTTTTAGATCTGGAAGTTTTGAATAGGAATAAATGGAGTTTTCTGGTTCAACCCATTTCAATATAATGTTTCCCTTCGCATCCATGGTTACCTTCATTCCCAATAGACCAACTTCGGCACTATCGTAGAGAAGGTGTTCCTTCATTACATCAAAGAATCCTTCTTTATCTAAAATATCATTGATGGCTTTTTCGTAAGAAATTTCTTCGGGAATATGTTGGCCGTCTTGCACCCATAAGTCCAAATCCGACTGAGTTTCCGGAACGAAGTCATTCGGGCCATTAAGCTTTACTTTAGATGCCTGTTCCAGTTTGGCTAGACGCTCCTTTTGATGAAGGGCAAATTCAGCAGCTTGGTATTGTTTTTGTTTTTCTTTTATAGAAAGGGGGTCAATGGCGCTTACAGTTATTCGCTCATCTCGTCCCATCCATCGCCCAACAAGGCCAGAAACGATCCTATTAACGATCATGATGCAAGACCACTTCAGATTTAGGAAGTTGATCTTCCCATTCATTTGCATCCGGTCGGCGAACATGGCTTGCATATCTTGCTTGCCAGCGCTCCAATCCCGGTTTAACCTAAATCGGTTGTTTCTGGGCCAATAATAGCCGTTCCCTATACCAGCATTAATTGTGGTTTCGATATAAGCCATGAGGCCCCGGCCAACTTCAGGGGTTAGCTTCTTGGAAGAATCCCGCTCAAGTTGAAAGTTGCGCAAGGCTGCGCCCGTCCCCGATTGGGGATTAGATGATACATCTTGGACCAAAAAACAATGGGTTAATAAGTACTATTAACCCAAATGTACAAAAAAACAGGAACAACAAATATTTTTTGTTATTCACCGGTTAAAAGTCTAATTGATCCTTTGCTCCTTGATAATTCTCATTAACGTAAAAATTGACAAATGGCTCATCCAATTCTATTTCAATGGGTACTGGCTCGATTAAGCATACCAGCAGCATAAGGAAGGAAACAGTCATATCAAAGGCAGTACGTTTAGCTGGATCAAACTTTTTGGCATCTGCAAGTAGCTCTTCAAAGTCGATAAGATGGCAGAAATGATTGAAAAAGGCTATTCCCACATCAAGTTGGCGCGTAAGGCTTACGGGAGTAGTTGGAAAGCCCCTATGCCGTTCCGCTTTTTGGCGCTTATTGGGATCAATTGTGCTTAATGGGTATACCCCAAGGTAGCCCTGTTTACCTCGTTCTCGGTAATAACTATCATAGTCGTCTGCATTGTGTTCATACCACACCTTATATCCAAAATATTCGGCAGCAAGCATTACTTGCTCATGAAGTTTCCCTTTTTCAGTAGGTCTCCCATAAAGAAGCGCGACTGGTTTTCCGGTATTTTGTGGGTCAAGGATGCTATATCGCCTCCCTATCCATGCCGATGCCTTAGACCCATATTTTTTACCCCCTTGGCTATTGCTGTACCCATCCACTGTAATGGCTCCGTCATGAATTCGGCCAGGAACACGAATACCATATTTATACTCAAACTTGTTTGACTCTTTGGGATCTAATAAATATGTGGTCTTCCAATGAAATTCTTCTTCACCTTTCCTAATATTGCGCCACCCAACTAGGCCGTCTTCACCCCTCTCAAAAATAACCTTCCTTTTATATATAGGCCCCTTTTTTAGCTCGGCCTCACGATCAACTATCTTTTCAAGATTGAAAACACAGTCATCGTTAGAATAATTAAAAGCCTCTTCTATTGTCAGCGGTTCCTTTCTCTTACGCGCTGATAGAGATTTCTGATTATGTTCTACGGTTGCTCTATCTGCTAATATTTCCCTTAGCGTCTTTTCTTCATCTGGGAAACCATATTTATCAAAATTACGCGCCCTCTTGGCCGACATGAAAAAACGGTATAGTCCACTTGCTGTTCTTCCATTTTCTCCACGGCTTGCCTGATCGCTATCGTCCCATAGTTTTTTAGCGCCTTCTTGAACTCCGTCCTTATCAGTATCTAACTTTTCAACTGTACTAGAATACAGGGCCTTTCCTATGACATTGTTTTCATCGTCTACAAGGCAATACCGTATAACTTCATGGCGATCATATATATCACATTCAATCGTTTTGGCCCATTCGTCCTCAAATACACGGTGCAACTTTTGCCCGTCATAGGCTAGTGGATCAGCGCTTTGATGATCTATCCTGGATTCAAGTTCATCTTTATCTAAAAGATCTTCAGCTTTTCTTCCCTTAACATTTGTTTGCTGAAAAAGTATTTCTGTTTTTGGAGTAACGCCACCTGCTGTATCATACTCGGGCCTGAAAAATGGGGGCAATTTTTTAAACGGCGATATGATAGCCTTCGCAAATACTTTTTTAGCATCCAATCCTGTCTTAGATTGGATACCACCGTTTGCCATTTTTGTTCTAGTAACATAATCAGTAACGAAAAGCCCACCACGGAATGTTTTACCGAATCGGCGCTTTGTGATTTCGAGCATCCCAAGACACAATGGGTCTTCGATGCAATATTCAAGGAAGTAAAAGTATTCTTGATCAGGGACACGAAATTTAGGATAACCTATATCTATATGCCACCATTGAAGGTACATATAATGGGCTCCGGTAATATAGGTGGCAACTCCATTGTTCATGAACCAAAAGCCATTCAGCCTTCGATCCCATTCCTGAGCCTTAAATATTTCATAAAGAGCATCGTAAAAAGGCGGATCTTCATCCTTCTTTTTCTTATTATAAGCCTTTTCCTCCTTGATTCTTTGATTATACCAAGAAGGGAGCCATAGACGCTCCCAATATTGTTCGCTCTCAATTTCAGAGCGTTTGTATATGTCAACTTGCTTTAGCTGTCCATTTCTGTCAACTACCCATCCGGGTTCTGCTATCCAGCAATCAAGGTCCTGAATATTATGTACGCTGCCCCGCTGTATTTCCGTAATCATTGGCCATTGTTTCAGGGGTTATTGCGCGCCTTACGCCTTTCGTGTCTCGCTCCTCGTCACCTGTTATTCCAGCAACGGCACCCAAGGATTGAACCGAGGCGGCTACATCAGTGCTATTTTTTATTATAACCATGATCCTTTCAAATCCCTTCGACTTTCCGTCGTCAATGTCTATATCTGTTAGTTTTTGAGAATTTAAAAGATCGGCCATTTCTATGCTTTTCCTAGAAAGCGCATAGTATAATTTTGCTGGGCCGCCTTGTTCATAGAACGCAACCAGCCCAGTTAGTTTTTTATTTTCAGCCGTCAACGACTTTACTTGTCGCTCCAACTCTTCAATTTTTTCTATTTCTGAGTCCATTATTAATTTTTTCATCCAATAACATAATCAATTAATGGTTTAGCCTCCCATGATTCATGCCCAACTAATAATTCTCCTGAATTTACTTTTTCTGTATATTCATGATGAACAGCAATTATTTCATCGAGCCATCTTGAGTATGGCTTATCATCTTCCTCCCCGTTTTCAAAGTGTTTGATTCTGATAATTCGCCTTTCTCTACCATCGCTTCCTTGGTATATAACTTCGTAGTCAGAAGCCTTTTTTGTCATAACTACTTGGCCCGAATATTCGCCACAAGTTACATATACAAAATTGGTAATTTTCTTTGGTTCTATGTTTTTTAACGGGCCTACATATGGCTTGAATATACGTAGACAGGTAACCCAACCAAGGATAGGTTTATAATTTTCAACCTCTGGATCTGTCCATAAATAACAATCTTCCTCGCGTAGAGAAAAGTACCTGAAATTAGAGGCTATATCTTTACCAGAAAGAGGATTATAGTTGAATATTTCATTTTGTGGATGTGTACCATTGTGTTCAAATAAAATAATGGAACCAGGAGAAACAATAGTTGAGTCTATTACTTCGCCTTGCACAGGCCACGTGTATCGCTTGTCCAAATTTTCCACGTCTCTTTCCAATATGATCTTAGTTCCATCACCGAAAGTATGGAAATTTTTACCCTCTCTATCAACACGGACGACAACTCTACCTGAAACACACTTTAAATCGCTATTCATATAACTAAATTTATACACTTTTAGGGACGCGTCAAAATCCAATCTTTCATGATCTTGGGATGATCTTCTGGTATTGGCTTTAGGTCATTAGGTCCAAACCATCGTTGTGGGATGAATATATCAGAGCCATCCAACTTCTTATCATGATCAACCAGAAACACCTTTTCCTGCATGTGAATGACCTTATCTTTCATTATTCGCCTGTCTCGTATGAATCCATAATGCCAGATATTTATTTTGTCTATGTACTCTACATTTGCGGCAGGAACGGCGAGGCTTTCACCATCTCCATAGGATATATATTCGCTTTTTGCTAGTCGAACAATGATCCTAGAGCATGGATTTCGCTCTCCTTCAACATCAATATACAGGTATGGAGATTCCCAAAGATTCAATCGGGTGCAAAAGAAGGCTTCATTATCAGTCTCAATAGCTTTGCGCACCCATTTTATTGAATTATCATGTAAAATTTCATCCCCCTGAACAAGTAGATTCCAATCTGTATCTAATGCTTCAATAGCTATATTTTGAAAGTACGCAAGTTTTTGCCATCCTGATTGGGCTTCCCAATCCGAATAGGGAAGATAGATTACCTTTAAATTATGATGAATTGATTCCAGCCACTTTAATACGCTTGTAGTTGTATCAGTAGACCCAGCATCTACTACCGAGACTTTATCGCAGAATTGACATAAAGATTCTATCGTTTCTTTATAGCAATAATCAAACGTCTCTCCATTATGGACAAATAATGTCCCTCCAAGTGATTTCGCCATCAATTACGTTTTAAAAGTAAAACACGGAATCCATTCCACCATTCATTTGAATCACTTTCCTTGCCATTCCACAGCAGGTTATCGTATAGCACTTCTAGTCCGGCGTCTTTAATACCGTCGTCTGTTCCTATTTTAACTGAATCCCAAGAGGCATCATCTACTAGCATTACAAATTCCTCATACATCATGGGGGCAAAATGAGTTACGGCTTTTTTCTGACTTTCATAATCATGTCCTCCGTCATATAGGTAAAGATCAACCGTAGGAATATCGTGGATCTTCTGTATATCCCAACAATTCTTTTCCCATAATTGATGCCGGCCCAAATATCGTTCACAGTTTTCAATGAATTGATCTTTTGTACGGCCGTTGTTATTGAATTCACAAAAAGAATCACAAGCGAACGCCCCTCCGACTAATCCAAGTTCATTTTTATAGCAGGTGCTTATATATGTAGATCCTATGTGAGACCCTACTTCAAAATAGGCCGTCGCTAAGAAGCCAAGATTATTGAGTAAATGACGGATTTTAATGCTCGTAAACCCACCAACTGATAATGGTCCATCATCTAATTGAGATATATGGTTATTAGCGTTTTCTATTGCTTGTTCTATTAATTGAATTTCCATATTTCGGTTTTTATTTTTTCAAAAATATCTTCTATTTCATGCTTATGTTCTTTCCCACTAAATCGCTTGTCCTTCCAAGCAAAGAAGGCCCCTATATTTAATTTTTCGTGAAAATTTGGGAATACAATAGTTGAATATCCTTTTTTATGAAAGTCTTCTGGTAGCCATCCTGAATGATGATGATCTGGATTAGCATCATCTTCTAACAGGTATTCGCCTAAAGGAGTAAAGAATATTTGCGTTACAGACAAATCCTCCATTTCTTTCATTAATCGGAATCCATTCTCTTTTGTTAGATGTTCTATGCCGTCTAAGCACACCATTACATCGGCTCCCCATCTACCAAAATTAATGGCTGATAAAAAATCAAACACATCTGATTTTATGAATAGATCATTTTTTCCAATGTTTACTATTGGCCGCTCTTGAATATCAACATATATTTTACTCCTAAAATCCAATCTGCTTGTTTGACTCCCTTCACAACACATTAAATCAATAAAAGTATCCGTTGGTTCGCTCCAAGAAAGCAACATCTTCATGACGCATAAATGTATTTCTGAATTCCCAGGACTACCTATAATTATTTGCATTTAGAAAAAGTTACATTAACATTAAGATGAGGAACATATAATACTTTCCCTGTGTCTACAGCCGACAATATTCGTTCATTAAATAGTAATACTGCTTTTTCATGGATCATCATAGATACGTCACTTTCTGAAGTAAGCCAATCAAAATAATCATTAGCCCGTTCAATGACATTTTGGTCGCTTATTTTTACAGCACATTCAAGTGCGATACCTCTAAGATTTTTTAATTCGTTTGTCATTTTCTGGCATTTATAAAAGCGGTTACTAATTCTTTTCTAGCGGGAGGCATATTTTCAAATTCTGGACTATTGTACATGCATTCCATCATGTCAACAAATGGCTTAGGGGCATGTTTGGCATTTTTTAGAAATTGCTTTTTTTGTTTCTTCCAATGAGATAGGAATATATTAGCCTGTTCAGCCGTTAAGGTATACTCTTTTTTCATGGCAGTTTTGTTTGAGGCGAAGAGACCATTTTATAAAGAACCTTTATCACATCCCCGGTTGTAAATTGAACACAAGGAGGATTTTTTTTATCTATATAACAATCTAATCCTTCGGTCCCTCCTGCTATTCTGTGCCAACATTTTGGAGTATCACACTTATCTTGTAGTTCTATTGGGTAAACATTCTCCAATGTTGGATATACTTTACGCGGATCTACTGAACCAAAGAAAATTGCGCAAGGAACACCAAAGGCGTTTGCTATGTGTGCTGGCCCACTATCTATCCCAATGAAGTAATCAGCCCCACCTACAACCCATTTCATTAGTGCCTCATTTGGGGTTTTCATTGAAATTGCTCCCTCAATGGATTTATGCTCATTTAACCCTATCTGAATGACCGTGTATCCTGATACACTTATCCAATGGACTATTTTCTGCCAATCAATATTCCCCTGAATATTTCGCCCCTCTTGAGGTCTATCTGCTAGATGAAGGACTATATATCGATCAAACATCTTTTGAGCGCCAGCAGGGTCAAAGGTAAGGCTTAATTTAGGGGCTTTCAATTCCATTTCATCTTCGGGGACTTCGCAGTATTGAAAATAAGATTTTAGGTAGTTTTGATGCGGACTCGTTTCATAGGAAAGATCAAGATTATATATTTTTGCAGTCTCTAAAACGCGCCCATCCATTTCTTCTAATCGATGTACTTTAAAATAATGTGGGACGAATAAGTTATAGAATTGTGGGAGGGTATCTAAGACAACCTGATAACCATTTTTATGAAAGTAGTTTAAGACTGGCTCTGTCAGAATAACATCCCCCATCGCTGCTGTTCTTTTGATAATTACGACTGGCTTGTATCGTTCATGGAAATATCCGTGATGTCCAAATGTCGGCTTTGTGGGGGCCCGCAATTCAAAAGAAAATCCCTCGGCAAGTTCAACCGAAGCCCATTTTAAACCATATTCTTCTTGTAAATAGGGCCTGTAGACTGTACAAATGGCCCGATCTTCCGGATGCGTGATCTTTATATTGTCATCAGTTCCTATTGCTTTACACAATTTATGGGATCGCCAAGATAGTCCGCCATTCCCCACCTCCATTCCGTCGGATTCTAGCCAAGGAGCCCCGCAATAGTCCACATCAAAAAGCCGATCATCGAACGCATCCCCATCAATAATAAGCCCATCATGTTGAACCGTAATGCAAAAGTCTGTATCAAAGTATTTCCATAATTCTTTGACCATGAACCTACTATATTCTTGGATACTCTTTATGGAAGGGATTTGAACTACTTCAACATCTGGATGCGAAATGGCTATATCTGTAAGTAAAATGGCCCTTTGTGGTTTTATATGTTTTAATCCCAATAACAATGCCCCTAACCCTCTCCCAGGCGAATAACAGTCAACAGCGATAAGCGTTACATTTTTTAACTCCCGCATTCAGAATTATTTTGTTATTTTGATGTTAATGGCGTTAGCCTATTTTATTAACACAATAAATTTTTTATTATGGCATCCGGTTTTCACTTTTTCGCGTACGGAACAGTCCAAACGTATGATTCTTATAATGGGGGTTACCAAATGACCCTGTATAGGAATGCCCCCGTCTACAAAGTAGAGCCAACGGGATCGGTTGTCGGAGTTACCGATGTTAGCCCAGCAGAGCCACTTGGCAACTGGATGATTAATTCGATCGTTGAGATTCAACCGACAGGTCTCAATGTCAAGTCACAAAAATTTGCATGTGATGCGCTTGCTTCTGCACTATTGGCAGAAATCAATGGTGGCGGCTAGTATTTAAATGGTTAGTTAAAAAGCGCCTTGTATCTACGGGGCGCTTTTCTTTTTACTTTTTGGGCTTTCCCCCTGGCTTAGGCTTAGGAAAACTTGGTGCCGGTGGCATACCTTTGGGTTTGGTCATCGGCGGCTGTTTAGATCCACATTCTTTCATGATTACATAGTTTTATGCTAGTAAATATAGCTATTATTCAGCAGATTCAAAAGCTACCGCTATCCAAGATTTAGTTATACCATCAGCTTGGTAAAGGTAGGTTATTGTTGTTTTGTATTCCTCTCCGGTAGGATGTTCGTCTTCTCCGGCTACTTCCTGGAAGATCAAAGGATCTCCTATTTTAAGGGGCTTATTGGCCTTAATTAGCTTAAAGGGGACTTTACCTTCTTTGATGGAATTAAATTCGCTTTTAGATACTTCGATTAAATGAGTCATTGTATTTTATTGTTTTTAATTGATGGATATTCGTCTATTTGCTTTACATAGAAATTATAGCAACTGTAAGGGAACCTAAATCCTCTTGGCCTTACTATTCTATTATCATATTCAAATTTGTCGAACTCTTGCACTCCTTCAAAATCCAAAGTTTTTACATGGGCTAAAAGTTCATCGTAATCTTCTTTTATCAAATGCAATTGAGACATAAAAGAGGATGGGCAACCATAATAATCCATAAGTTTAGAGTAGTCAAAAAGAATCGTATATACATTGGCTTCGCTATCTGGCCTAAATGATTCTCCTAAGAAATAACAAAGTCGATCTATGTTATATTCATATCCTTCTTTAGTCATTGGATTAGGGTATTAAATGGTTATTATTAAGAAACGCACTACAATCTTCTATAGCATGTAAAAGACTTTCTTCGTCAGATATGTTTTCGGCCAAGTAAAGAAAACTACAGCTATACGACTCATTTTCTTTTATAAACGGATTATCCCAGCAGTTGAAGTTATCGTGACGATTCCTATGTGGTGAATCTAATTCTACTGAATCAATATCATATACAAGCCTAATTTCATAGGAATGATTCTTGAATAGCAGTAACCTAAAACTTATCCCTTCAAAATCTATATATTCAGGAAGAGACAAAAGTTCCTTTACCAAGTCCGTCATGGCTTCTTTGTTTTAACGGTATCCGCAATAATCTGTGGCCTTAGCTTAGCAATTAACCTTTGTTGCCATACTTGTAGACTGTCTTCTGTAGCTTTTACCTGAAGGTGAGGCGCATTACTTTGTTCGACTAGTTGCTGGGCGGCTGCTAATATTCCAATTAGGTTTTGCCAATCCTGAACAGTTCCTTTGAAGGAGTATGTATGTTGAGGTAATACCGGATCAGCGGTCTTTTGGGCAATAGTCACATTAAAACTCAAGATACTTACGACTAGTAGGCCGCATAATACTTTCATACTTTTTCTTTTTTGCTCTTTCATATTTTAAACGTTTTTCTAGTTTAATTCTTTTTTGTTCTTCTCGATGTTTCATGAATGCAAAAGCCTTGGCATAATCTTCTTGAGTCATTCTTTTGGCTTTTACATTTAGCATACTTTCCCATACTTGATATATCCTATAAGGGAAGACCATCTTTTCAGCAAACTCCTTTAGATCGTTGTAGTTTTTACTTTTGAATACCTGTCCCTCTATGTGTAGTTCAAATCTCACAGGCTAAGGAGATATTCCATTAAGTAAAGAACATGGGCCATTTGTATCATGCCTTCGTTATTTAATCTATCTTTTGAAAAATCCTTTGCTGTAAGCCATAATTCCTTTTTTTGATCAATGGGCAGATCCTCGATGGCAGTAAACCGGTTGGCCCTTACAAATGATCCGTATATGTTATTCATTAATACCCGAACAGAATCACAACCTACGAGCCCATTTAAGTAGCCTATTTGATCTTTTTGGAAAGTCTCCAACTGCTTAATGGCCAATTTATATTCAATCGACTGAGGGATCATCTTCTGCACCACGGAAATCTTTATAAAGTTCCATAAAAGTTTGAGCATCTACATCATGCGTCATGCGCGGACCGTCACCCCTACCCATAATTTTATTTTGGGCATGTTGTTCATATCGAATGTTTTGAAGTGATTCCCATCGCTCTTGCCTATAGGTTTCAAAGAGTTTAAAGAACGTTGACATATCCATCTTATAGCCTATCTCTCCTATTTTCCCCCGTACCAAATCCCTTAAAAAAAGTAAAATGTCCTCTAAGGCTAATCGGTCTTCATGGGAGGTGTCTATAATCGCTTCTGCAAGTTCAAAGGTCTGATCATCGTCCATTCCGTACTTTACATTCATATTGTTGAATGCGCTTACTAAAGAGGCTGATATGGCTGCTGAAACCCGCATACGCCCGTCTTTTTGTAAAAGCAATTCAGGGATACGATCAAATGGGGCTATTGCAAGCGTTTTGGAATGATCAATAGCTCCGAACTGGTTTCTAAACTCAGACAGCCTTGAGGAAATCGCCTTGTTGTCCTTCGCCTCCATAATGCTTAGCATGGGCGCTTTGCGTTCCGGTAACTGTTGGTCCGGTTGTCCTGTGTTGTTGTTGTCCATATCCTATTCCATTGTCTGTTTTAAGCTCAAACAAGCCTTTCCAGCCGTTTGCAATACTTTGATCTATTATTTTCATGGCAACTTCCTCGCGCCCTTGGCTAATGTCTACCAAGGCCTTTAATGCTCCCTGTTCGCCTATTGTCTTATATTTAAAACCAAACTGCTCTACCTTGAAATCTTTCCACAGTTCCCATTTGTCTTTGAATGCTTCCCCAAAGGGTAAGACAACTATTCTTTCTTTCCGTTCCATTATTAACTTTTTAAAAAATAAATAATAAAAAAAATAAACGTCGCCCCCCCCTCCGACACCCCCCAAAGGGGCTCAAACATAGTGTCAGAGAGGGTTCCATCGATTTTTTCGAGGAAAAGCACCTTTTTCTCGGTTCCGTGAGAGGCCAATTTCAATCAGCTTCATCTTGTGGTGTATTTTAAACTGGGAAATGCTTATCAAAAAAATCACAAACTTTATTTCCTACTTTATCAATATCAGTATACTTGATTCTAAGTAGTTTGATGCCTTTTTTTAAACAAAATGCAGTCTTTAAAAAATCACTTCTTTCGCAATCTATTTTCATTCCCTTCCATTTCCTGGTATAATGCTGTTTCCCATCAAATTCAATACAGACATTATATTTGGGAATATAAAAGTCATAGAAAAACAAAGCCGGACGACCCCTGATTGAAAATTCTTTGAAATAAAACTCGTAATAAAATCTTATACCATTTTCCTTCAAAAAATTAGCTACTTCTAGCTCACCTTTTGACATGGTAGATCCTTTCCTAATTTCGATTAGGTCATATTGGAACATATAAAAATGGAAATGCCGCAGACCTGGACGATTCTGCGGCAGATGAAAATCCCTAAAAGATTCCCATTTCCCGTTTCTGCGTCCAGACAAAAACGGAAATTATTTAAACAAATGTGTGGAATATTTTATTCATAACCAAATATTTTTTGCTTGGGTTGATGAAATTAATATTCACTTTTCAAATAAAAAAATAAACTTTTAGAAAAGACTAGCTTGTCCAATAGACTTAATGGCTTTAGCGTATTCGTGGACTGGTTTTCCGGTCATTATTCGTTCGCGGATCTGCTCCTTGGCAGCATTGTCTTGCCCCTTTATCTTCCAAATGAAGGCATTTCGACCGCTTGGTGTAAGCGAAGTATGTCCCGGCTTAAAAATGAGGTCTAAAGAGGCTAATTCCGATAGGCGTTTGCGGACTTTATCCTCTGGCTTCTTCAAAACGGCTGCTATTTGATGTGAATTTCCTCCATCTGGCATGTTTTTAAGAGCAAAGATGATTAGTTTCTGCATTTCTGTTATTTGAGCTTTAGAAAGGGAATTATACGCCTCTTTACTTGTTTCGGTTACTGTTCCTTTCATGGTATTTTATTTTGTAGTATAAAATCTGAATCTTTCGTATGATAAGCCATTTTGACACACGAACACACGTACAGGTCCACCCCCAATTACTCATACCCGGATCAGGATCTCGATCCCAAGTCTTGAAGACTTTAACGATAAGTCGCTTATTCCCCCATATGGATTTAGCAAGAGGATCATTGCTTGATTTAATCCATTGCCATTTTCTGAATGGTGGTCCAACATGATTAGAATAATTATCCTTTGATAGTTTTATTGTAAACGGCTCTCCTACTTTCATTGTCAAAATTTTGATTTATAATAATCTTCCCCACTAACTGTTACATTAGTCCCTTCTACCGGCAAATTATTTTTGTATATAACATGACCAACTCCTGAGTCATAGGCTGATTCTATTATTTGTTTTTCTTTTTCTAAAAGAGGTTTTAATAAGTCCCCACATAGTTTTACTAATTTGGCGGAAGGTGTTGCGTGGAGACCCAGTTCAGCCATTTCTTTTGCTTTATTGTGCAATAGATTTATCCCTTCCTGTATCGGTGTCATTGTTTTGGTATTTTAAAGAAGTAATAAACATCATGCTTATGATCATACGTAGACTGGATACTTTTTGTTTCGAGTAGTTCTTTGAGCCATTCATCGATATTCCACATTGAGGCCGGAGAATCATGACGAGCTTGATATCTGTTTTTAGGGTTTTTTGCAGCACGCAAATAATGACCCGCCACACAGTGCGTTTGACTTGGTTCAGTTTCGATCGCATTCATTAACCAGTCTATTAAGTTATAACCATATTGTTGGTCTATGTTTTCCTGTTCTGTTAAATAGTGTTGGGGTAGTAGCATTATCTATGGTTTTAGTTATTAGTCAATAAAAGATAGCCACCAGAGAAACACAAATATTCCTACGACAACGAAAGCAACCGATAATGGATCTTTCCAACTCCCTGGCATATCCACGTATGAGAAAATGTCGTATCCAACGCGGTCCCCTATGTTCATCCTATAGTAATCTTGATCAGTAGGTGTAATTTTAATTACACCATATTGTCCGAAATCGATAACAAAGCAAGTATTTGTAGATACCCATTCCGCCCCATGCGCTCCTGTATGATGCTCATTTTGCATATACTTATCTACAATTGTGCCTCTGGCTATTAAGGTATGATTTCTATGGGCGAAGCAAATACAAAGCCATGTCGAAATAGCTACCCATATACCTAAGCAAATAAGAAATGACAGATACTTGTTTTTACTTTCCCGGTAATCGCCTTTGTAATAATCAAGGCCATAATAGTTGTAGCCATTCATGATTTATTCAAGTTAAATGAAGGATAGTTTATTTCAGCCCATCCAATTACTTCGGTGAATTGTCGTCCTTTTCTACAATGAAAGTTAAAAGTCTCTCGCCTAAAATTATATTTACCTGAAGTTATTTGATAGTCCTCTGGATCTTCATCATCAATATGTCTAAAACAGATAAGTATGTCTTTTGTGGCTATACTATTAGGACTAGCTTTATGAGGTGCATCTTCTGGCCTTTTCCATTCAATTGGCATATTATTTAAGTTTAAAGGTCTTAGCACATACTGGACAGTAAACGTTTTCTTTAGTGGCAACCCAACCTTCTGTCTCTAATTTATCCACAACCTCGAAAGGTGAAAACATTTCAGCATTGTAAAATGCAGAGGTTCCTTCGCAATAAGTACATTCTATTTGGTGAAATGTTTCTATTTTAGATCTAATAGGAACAAGTTCAACGGAGGCTTTCTTTTTCATGATTTAATCAAATTTAGGTTCCGGAGCATTTAATATAGCTGATCGTGTATCTTTGGCTGATTTTAAAAATTTATTGGCGCACAAATCTTTTTGTTCTTCGCATTTGATACGAGCATATTCTTTCATTGCCTCATATATCTTATCCTCCCACCACCACCAATCATCTTGATCCGACATTATTGGATATTCTTTTTCTATAAACTCTTCCGCTGTCATGGTTTTTGTTTTAGTGATTCAAAGTAAAATATTCCAGAAAAGGGTTTCTCTGGTGTTATTCCAAAGGCGGAAGCAACTTTATTCATGTAGACTATTCGGTTCTTTGATTTTTCAACTTTTGGATTCTTTGGCAATTTCCCAAGACGAAAATGGAAACTTTGCATGTATGACCTAAAGTATTTAAGATCCGAGGCTCGCTTGTAATGATTTACTATTTTAAGGGCTGGGACAAGATTTGATATATCATTTGCCTTTTTGTAGAACAAAGGATTATCTTCATGTACATAATCGACAAACATATATTTTGGAACAATGTGATCTACTTGCCAATCATCATCTAATGGCAATCCGGTATAAGCACACCTGCCGTCGAATTTGTCAAATATTATTTGTCTTTGTTTTTTTGTCATTATTTAGTGATTCAAGGTATATACTGTATAGTTCTTCAGTCGTTTTACAGATTGGCTCCCGGTTAATATCTTCCCACATTTGGGCCTTACCATTAACGTAGTAAGATCCGTATCCATTTTCCTGAATCCATTCAGCGAATCCTATACATTCAGAAGGTATTGTTTCATTGCATACATTATATCCGCTTCCAAATATTGATGCTCCCCATGAATCAGATGGGAATTGCTCCTGTGAAAGATCTCTTATTTCTTGTTGATTAAGCATAATGGATAATATTTAGTTTCTGGCTCTTAGAGAGCTTAGTCTTTGAGGTCATTGGTTATATTTTTAGCGCAATCAGGACAATAAGTAGTTTCGTCTTTTACTCGCCAGCCACTATTATAAAACCTTTTTGCGGCGTCTTGTCCTCCTATATCATACTTAAAGTTATCTTTACCGCACTTGCTACATTGTATATTGTGCGTTGTAGAAATAGATTCGTATATTTTTCGTATGTCTATTGTTTGTTGATGATCCATTAGAAAGTAGATTTAAAGTCTGTCCAGTGAGTTTAACGATTATACATTTTATAATTAAAATCCTTATTTGAAACCATTTCGACTTCCAAGGATCCTTCATTAAAATATTCTGCTAATACAGCTGCTAACTTATCTTCTAATTCCTGGTTTTTAACGCTTCGGTATATAGCATCTGTTTTTTTGAAATCATAATGAATATTAGCCGTAATATGGATATGTTGTATCCGTCTTTGCATATCACATCCACTTAGTAATAGATACATCTCAGATTATTTTATTGTTCAAATTCATCTGGTCCAAGCTCTTCTCCATCATAATCCGTTTCAGTATCATCCTGCCCGTGAAGCAGTATTTCAAATGGGACTCTGGCAACTCTTGTATCAATATGGCAGATGCAATCATGACCGTTAATTAAGTCCCCAAGATTTTCCAATATGGCAGCAAGTCCGTCTACTGTGTCAGACAGCACCTCGTCTTTCTCTTTTATACCTGCCGAGTGGATATTTTCAGGATCTGGGATAGTCTTTATTTGCTGGTTTACTCCATCTATAGATGCGGCCATATAGTTTATTTGACCTGTTGCAATAAGGATCTTTGAGAAGTTGTCTAGTTTCATTTTGGATTATTTTATGTAAATGTAAAAGTTTTATTTGTTAGTATCAAAATAATATCTAAATTTGTTTTCATGAAGGGAAAGAAAGAATATAAGGTTCTGGTCAGATTAGACCCTAAATTAAAAAAGCCGCTTCAAGATAAGGCTACAGAAAATGACAGGTCGGTTAATTCTGAAATTAATGTAGCTCTTAAAAACCATGTCACTTCCGATAAAGACAAATTAAAATAAACACATAAATGGAACAACCTATTTTAATACTCCCTAGTAATGCCTTAAAGGCTTACAACAATGCTAAAACACAAGAAGGAAAGGACTCTATTGCTCTTCTTTGTGGTGGATTGGATAAGATTCAATTAGACTGGAGTTCTGTGGTTGACTTGGAGTCTGCTTGCCGAATAACTGGTTCAGATCCTAAAGATCAAAGATTTCATATAGGAACTCCCAGTGCGCAGGCATTCGCCCAATTGGAAGAATGTATTAAGGCTATTAATGGAGTAGATTTTGTATTTGATTATACAAATAAAAATCAACCAAAATGGTATATCGTCTGGGAATATTCGGGTTCGGGCTTCCGATTGATTTACGTCCACTACGGCTACAGCAATTCGGGTGTCGGTTCGCGCCTTTCGTTTGAAACGCAAGAGAAAGCGAAGCACGCAGCAGAATATCTCATCAACTTATTCAATCAATTTTTAAAATAACCACAAAATGCTATTTAAAACATTTGAGGCTTTATGTGAAAAAAGGGGGTATGATCCCGTAAAAATACTTCCCGATGTTTCTGGTATGTTGGAAAGGCTTAGGGCCCCTTTTATTGCGGAGGCCAAGTTGACAATGTTGATCGATGAAGTAAATGAAGGCAAAGAGGCGAATTGGGAGGATACTAACGAGCCAAAGTATATGTTGCTTTGGGATATGGAAGAAAGCGCTTCGGGTTCGGGCTTCCGCTTGGAGTACGTCGACGACGGCTACCGCATTTCGACTGTCAGTTCGCGCCTTACTTTTCGTAACACGAAAGGCGGCAAATTTTCCGCAAAACATCATTTCGATTTGTGGAAAATTTACATGAAAGGGAAATAGATCTTTAGGCTGTGTAATATTCGCGCTTCGGGTTCAGGCTTCCGATTGAATTACGTCAACAACAACTACAACAATTCGAATGTCAGTTCGCGCAATTTGTCCGTTTTATATTTAATATTACAAGCCTTGGCTCTTGCCAGAAAAATACATTCTCAAACGGAGCATTGGTAGCATTAGCGAAGATGGTCTATATGGGCAAAAGCATGAAAAGAATAGGTAAGTTATATGAAAAAATAATCAGCATTGACAATCTTACTTTGGCTGATCATAATGCCAGGACGGGTAAGGGTCGTCAATATGGTATAGTAAAACATGACCGGCATAGAGAAGAAAACATTCAACTACTTCATGAAATGCTTGTCAATAAGACATATCAAACATCAAAGTATACCACTTTCAAGGTTTATGAGCCAAAAGAAAGAACCGTATATCGATTGCCATACTTTCCGGATAGGATCATGCACCACGCTATTCTCAACTATCTAGAGCCTGTTTGGACCGCTTCTTTCGTCGCCGATACTTATTCCTGTATAAAAGGGCGCGGTATCCATAGCGCCGCCGAGAAGTTAAAGAGGGCGCTCAAAGACACTAATAATACAAAGTATTGCCTCAAATTGGATGTTCAAAAATTCTATCCGAGCATTGATAATGGCATTTTAAAGAAAATCATTCGCCGGAAGATAAAAGATAAGGACCTATTGTGGTTGTTAGATGAAATAATCGACAGCGCCCAGGGATGCCCGATCGGGAATTATCTATCCCAATTTTTCGCAAATCTTTATCTATCTGGATTGGATCACTGGCTAAAGGAGGTCAAAAAGGTTAAATATTACTTTAGGTATTGTGACGATATGGTTATCCTCGGTGGCAATAAAGAAGAGCTTCACGCGTTATTTATTGAGATCAAGGAATATTTGGCAACGAACCTAAAATTAATAGTCAAAAAGAATCATCAAGTCTTCCCGGTAGACGTACGAGGTATTGACTTCATTGGATTCGTATTTCGTAGTACACACGTTCGGTTAAGGAAAAGGATCAAACAAAACTTCGCTAGGGCTGTAAAGAAAAACAAGGAACAGTCAATAGCATCTTACATGGGTTGGGCTCTTTTTAGTGATAGCAAAAATTTAGTCAATAAACTCTTACCCAACCATGAAAAGATTTTCAGAATTCAACATAAAGCCACAAGAAACAGAAGAAACGGGCTTTATTGGAGAAAAAATAAAGATCGAAAAGATATTGAACAGGGAAATAACGGTACTGGCTTATAAATTGGTTCCTTCTAAGTATAAGGACGAGTGTTTATATCTTAGCCTTCAGTTTAATGATAAAAAGCATGTCCTGTTTACCGGATCTAAATTCCTTGCTGAAATGATTAAACGAGTTCCTGCCGATGGCTTCCCTTTTGTAACAATAATTCAGAAAGAAAACGAAAGATTCGAGTTTACATGAGTACAGATCCTGAAATATTACGGCAACTACAAAAAGCTAGGGAGCCTAAGCCGCCCAAGGCTAAAAAGGCAATAGCGAAGGTTTCCAAAAAGAAACAAGGCCAAATGATTCTTCAAAAGGTCTTGGCAGAATTAGATAAGGAGTTTTATTTAACCGTGTGGCATGCAAGCGCCCATGTATGTCAAAATTGTGGATGTGGGTTAGGGAATACTCCCAATAACATTTTCTTTCATCACCTTTGGGAAAAACGAAACTATCCACAATGGAGACATAGACCAGAAAATATAATGCTGTTATGTCTAACTTGTCATTCAAAGGCTGAAACTAATATTGACTTCGCTCCTGAAATAAAAAGGCGTAGAGAACAAGCTGAAACCGAACTTTTAAAACAATAATTATGTCTCTTTTACTCGAAGAAAAAGATGCTTTACTGGCCCATAAAAATGGCACAAAATCTGATCAGGCTCTTTTGGAGCGGCTATATCCAGCTTTCTTTAATAGAAAGATTACGGATCGAATCCAGTGTCTTGATGATGTTTATTCCATTATGTCAGTCGATTTCGAGGGCCGTCTTAGGATATACAACCAAATTCCAGGTATAGACCACGTTATTGCTTTCGATCAAGCATGTCTTATCGTTCAGGCATACAATGAAGGATGGGTCCCAAATTGGGATGATAATAGCGAATATAAATGGTATGGCTATTGGGATCACCGCGCTTCGGGTTCGGGCTTCCGTTTGTCTTACGTCTCCGACATCTACGTCATTTCGAGTGTCGGTTCGCGCCTTGTCTTTAGAACGGAAGAACTAGCACGAGACGCGTACGAAAAATTTCCTCATATCTTTAAGTTGTTTATGACTTTTTAATATGAATCTCTCTAATTATAGATGGTATCGACGATGGTATGGAGGTTCATGGTATAAGGTTCGTTGGTGGAGTCGAACAAAAAATAAATGGGTCGTTGATTGGTATATCTATTTTGATATGAACTGTCGTCCGTCAATATGTTTAAAAGAAGAACATTATTAAATAACTATATTCTTTATGCCATCTAAATTTGAACGAACTAAATTGTGTGTATCTCCGTTAACAGGAACTGTTTATATAGCCGACATTTCTAAGAAGGACAAACATATGATGCTTGATACCCGAATAGAGGTTACTGAAAATGAATTTATGCACTGCATATTTGAATATTTGGAGGCAAAATATCCTGATACCATTTGCGAGGTAACAGTAAGGGGAAAGCCTGCAATGGAACTTAAACTTATTAAGCAATGAAACAAGAAGATGTTTTTATGATCGTCTCGGTAAAAGATAAATTGCCTCCTAAGCATGCTATGTATAATTGTAGCACTGGGCGACGAGATTTGTTTGAAAAACTTGAATTTATCGATGACCATGATGAAGAACCGGGCTTTTATGATACTCACGGAAATAGAGTTGATGTATACTACTGGCTAGAAAAGAAGACCAACTTAATAACCTGCACTAAGGAAGACTTAGTAAAAGTCTTCTATGCTGGTCAAGATAAAGGACACGTAATGGAAAAAGGATTTGGTAATAGTACAACACCAACATGCCAAGAGTATTTAGAATCTTTGGGAATAAAACTATAACTTATGTGCAATTGTGTAAAAGAACTTCCCCCCAAAATAATAGATCAACTCCAAGATCGAGAGAAAGGAAAGGCTAAATTAGGTACTGGTCGATTATTGACAACTGGACTAACTTTTCCCAAAGGAAACAAAGAGTCTTGGTATCAAACTGGGCAACAACTGGAATACGAATATACACCAATTAAAAAGGATGGATCATTCGGCAAGCAGATAAATAAAACCATTCAATTAGTACACCATTTCTGTCCTTTCTGTGGAGAAAAGTATCCTGAATAAAGATCTTTGATATAATTAGTGTTGATTAGTCATATAGATAAGGATTGGGCGCGTAACGGCGTACGTATATCTGGGGCGATTATTTCCGAGACGCCGGGATCAGGAAATACAAAGTAAGCTAACCAATTCATTCTAATCAACACTAATAACTATTTGTATTGAGGCGGTGGGACGTGCGCCACCTTAGACTTTGTAGCGTTCAGCCTCAATACATTTACTTTAATTGTGGGTGGCGAAAGCGATACGGTAATAATTGGGTTGGAGGAAACCAAGACGGCAAACGGACACACCTAGAATCCCAATTTGCTCACAAGGTTATTAATCCCTGAGTCTGCAAGAGTCGCCTTAGCGTCTCCCGATGACTCTCACGAAGCTGGGTAAAGGCTTCAACTTATTGGATGTGGATTTCCCGGAAAACAGTGGAAGTGTAAACGGGTCCTTCTTAGTAGCGTTAACCTTGGATAGGGCATGTCTTATCTTAGGGAGCAAAAGGAAGTCAGGAATCGGGACGCCGAGCTTTCAGACCTGAGCGCCGGTCAAGTGTGCTACTGTGTGTAATCTTGGTCGAATGAAGCATCAAATCCCTGGGTACTGGGTTATAGGCCCTCATGAAGGATGGGTAAAGTCCTTTATTTATAGAAGTAGTTCAGTCCGGTAGAATACGTGCTTTGGGAGCATGAGGTCGTGGGTTCGAGTCCCACCTTCTATACTGAATGTAAGCAATCGTTAGATTTTGGAACCAGATCGGGGATGGTTTCTACTATCCCCACTTTTTAAAAACTTAGTTATGGAATTGACAGTAAATGAGCATTTGGTACTTCAATATATGAAAAGAGAGAATTTCTGGATCTCTCCCACAGAAATTGGGCAGATTGTGTTTGATAGACCATATTCTCAAGCATCATCTAGGGCGGCCCCTTACTTAAAGAAACTTGTTGATCTTGGCCTTATAGAGCGATCCAAAGGCAAATACAAAATCATAGAAAAACCTAACTAGTATATGTCTACAGGTGAATGGATAAGTGTAAAAGACCGACTTCCCCCAATTAAGGATGAAAAGACTGGCGTATCAGGAAGGGTAATAGTCTTTCTTAAAGGAACGAATAGGGATAACATAGAAATGGCCCTCCTTTTTTATAATAGCTACGGAACACCAAACTTTTGGTCTTGTCATCAATCGGGGATACAAACATTTGAATATGGTGTTTGCACACATTGGATGCCGATGCCATTACCTCCTAAACCAGAAAACTAAAATAATATGCGTGCCATATACAACGCCGAAAGAAACATAATTGATATCTATACCGATGATCCTATGGATCTTTATAATCACGTACCCTGTAGCGAAGAATGTAGATCCATATGGAAAGATGGACAAGTGTTGGAAGAGGGGAAGGATTATAAAGTCGGATGCCCGGTTGATAAGACAAAAGCATATTGTCAATATCCAAAATGTACTTGCATCTTAATAGCCTATCCCATAAAGCAGGATAATACCAACGAAGACGATCTATGGAAGGATATTATCGTTTATTGTAACAAGGACTACTATGTCCCAATGTCCAGATCAACACTTATCGAAGAACTAAAAAAGAAATACAATATAACTCGTAAATAATCACTTATTCAATAACAATTACCTATTATGTCAGAAATAAAAGAATTAAAAATTGGAGACCGCGTAAAGGTAATGCGCCAAATCGGTAAAGATGTTCACCCAACAGAAGAAATTGGAACTATAGAAAGGTTTAATAGTATAATTCATATTGGTGGCGAAAAAACCGCGATGGTTAAGTGCGATGATGAACATGAAGCATATGCATATCCACTTTCCAAAATCAATCTTCTTTAAAGCCATTACTTGGCAATATTAAATCACAATCTAAAATACAATTATGGAATCAGGAACAAGGCCACTTTCTAAGGCCGAGATTATCGCTCCCATTTGCCACGAAGCGAATAAAGCCTACTGTGAATCTAATGGAGATTATAGTCAAAAACATTGGTCCGATGCAGAGGACTGGCAAAAAGAATCTGCTGTAAGGGGAGTTCAATATCGGCTGGACAATCCCGACGCACCACCTTCCGCTCAACACGACTCATGGCTGAAAGAAAAAGTAGACAATGGGTGGGTGTTCGGATACGAAAAGGATGCTGAAAAGAAAACACATCCCTGCGTTCGGCCCTATGAAGAGCTTCCAGAATTTCAACGAAAGAAAGACCAGCTTTTTCAGTCCGTTATTGACGCTCTCAAATAAAATGTATATATTTAACCTTATAAGGTTTTTCATAGGATAAAGGTTTAGTGGTTAATGGCTTTGATTAGTAACTCCTGGGTTGTTTAACTTGGGAGTTTTTATTGTTTAGATTTAGCTCTTTCTTGAGCAAATTTGGCTGTCCCTGGTTTGTCGTCCAATCCCAAGTAGTCCCTAAGAGATGTACGATTCCCTGATTCGCTATCTGTTACAACAATATCTCCCGGAGCCGAAATATCTTCAATGACCCCCTTTCGTTGTTTGCCTTTCAATAATTGGTCATATTTGTCCCCTAGAGCCTTATATTTTTCTTCCCATTCGATTATTTTATTCTTTAATGATTGATTTTCAAGTTGAAGGGATATTAATTTTGCTTCTCGCTCAGGATCGTAGTTGACTACGGGGGATTGATCCAATGGCGGGATAACGCCGGTATATGACACTTGAGAAGCAAGATCTTTCGGTTCGGTTTGTTCTTGCGTCTTTTTTCGCCAGTTTTTTTGACGACAAGCAGATGAACAGACTTCGGCATCTGCCCGTTTTGCCTCGAAAGGGGTGTTACAGATAACGCAGTTCTTAATCATGGTTGTAGTTTTTATTTAGTTTAAAAATATCTTCTACACAAATATAACATCAACTATGTAGAACTTATTTATAAATGTTACATTTACCCCCCCCCCTCCCCCCTCTATCATCTAACCTCCAAATAAATCCACCA